ATCTAAGAAACTGGTGCCCTCAACAACTTGGGAAGCTATTTGAGTTTTTTTGAATAATAATTAAAACTTTCAGAAATGCCTGAGCTATGCCTACTTATTTTAATTATTATATATATGAATTATTCAGTAAAAATAGTTATAATCTTATTGATTGTTCTATTTTTTCATTGTAATTTTAATGGAGAAAAAAGAGTAATTAGGTAGTCTAACTACCTAATACTCAATGACTTACAAGCACTGCTTAAAGCAATGCTTGAAGTCATTTTAAGGGGTTACAAGCTAAATGCTGGCTTCCCCTTAGTACTAATGCAAGGTGCCCACTCACCTGATGTGAGTTGCACCTCAGAATACTGAAGCTCATTAATGGCAGCAGCACCTGATTCTCTTAGGGTTTCAGCAGCTTTGTCACTAACAAAGCCACGTTTACTTCCACACACAAAGAATAATGTGTGTGCTGTTCCTTCCTTTGTAGGGAAGAAATCAATGCTTGAACCATTTTCACTCATCTTAAGAGCCTGAAGGCTCATATTACTCTTGGATTCCATAGTTGTAATTTTTTATGGATTTACATAGAGAATATCTCTATGTAAGAGAGGGGCTATAAACCCACTCTCCAAAGTCTGGGAGGGGTATTTGGTGACAGACTTTCATTCATAGAAATACTAAAAAATTCTAGAAAAAATTCTAAAAAAAATTTTAGGAAAAAAAATAAAATAAAATAAAAATCCCATATAAATATAGCACTCAATAGTTAATCTTTATTAAATCTTTCATTTTTATTCTTTTATATTTGCACAGTATAATTTTTTATACTATCTTTGCTCACAGTTAATCCCTGTTCATCCAGAGATTTCAATCTACAGTAAATGAAACTGAAGGAATACCACCTGAGTTAGATTGGCATAAAGAGTGACCTGCTCACCTATACATAGAGTAGTTATACATCTCTTAGGACTTGAAAAACTTATATGACATAAACTGGGGTCTCCCACCAAGATGATGAGAAAGAGGTTGAGGTAAAGAGGAGTTCAAGATAAAACTACAATAAAAGTAGATAATAACCGCCCCCTATTAATAGTATAAGCAAAGGGTGTAAATATAAATTAGCAGTGGCTATAATTAAATTACATCAGATGATGGATAAAAACGTCAGGTAATTATTATTGTGCTTGATTGATAATAACATTATTATTTAAGATTATTTTGTTTGGTTTTAATATAAATTTTAAGTCTGTATTAAAGTATAAAAGTAAGTCAATATGAGTTTTAAATAGGGATTAACATACAAGGTTTTAGTAATAATTTTTATTATAGTTAGTAGCATCAGTTAGTGATAATAGATACTTCATTTTGTCAAAGACTTACTTTTAGATATTAGTGATTTCGGTTAAACTAATATCAGAGGCTGAACTTTAGACCATTGTTTTTAAAGGCAGCCTCTTACTTTTTTATAAGGAAGAGTAGCTCAATTGGATAGAGCAACAGATTTCTAATCTGTAGGTTAAGAGTTCAAGTCTCTTCTCTTTCACTTTAATTCTTATCAGAGTATATAGTATATGTTATATAATGTAGAAAAGAAAAGAGACTTTGAGTATGTTGATTTATATAGATATACATCAAAGAATATATATGGACAGATAATTAATTGTGAGTCATACTTGTATGAAGGTAATCAGTATAACTTTTCTTTTTATGTTACCTCTAAAAGAAAAAAGGGCTTTCAGAGTGGGCAGCATACAGGCAAAGATGGAATAAAATCTTTTCTATGGGCAAAGAAATGTTTAATTGATTACCTTCTATTCTTTAAAGAGCATAGGAAAGGATGTACACTGCATATATTTCCTGATAATAAAAGACTATTGCAGATATATAAGTATGCATTACTTCCTTTGGGATTTACTATTAGAAAAAGTAAAAGCAAAGAATTAATATATAAAGCAGTATAATATCATTAATCTTATAAGAAACTATGACAAAAACAAGTAATGCTTCTTTTATTAAAAAGCTAGTAATGAATAATACAGGAGTTTCCTCAAAGAACTTCTTTCTTATAGCTGTAACTATTATAGGATTAATATTATTATTAATACCAGCTGCAATACTTATCATTGAAGTAGTATATAATCATACTATAAGGACTGACTTACATGGACTTGCTGCTTATATAGCTTCTGTTGCAGGAGTATTTGCATCAGCAGGTATTACTAAGGCATGGTCAGAGAAATATGAGAATAGAGAAAATCATGATATACATAGAGAGCCTGAACCAGAAGAGCCTATGCCTGATGATAATATGCATGAACACTGTTAATTTAATTTAAATAAACTCATATTATTTGTATGTATGAAAATAATCCCTTATATTTGCAATACTAATTTAGTTACTAATAAATTTTAATTTTAAACTCTAAAATAATATGGAAACATTACTTACTCCTATAGGAGATAGAGTACAAGAAGAAGGAAGCTCACAACTATTTCTTTCATTCATAAACAGACTTGAAGGATTTAAAACCAGATGTAAAAATCTTCATTGGGCAGCACCAAGAAAAAACATACATGTATATCTTGATGATTTCTTAGGGGTTATCTCAGATTATCAGGATGGTCTTGCTGAAGGTTATATGGGAATACTTGGTAAAATGCAACCTAATGCAGTTAAAGGAATACCTTGTGACTGCCTTAATGCTTTTGACTTTATAGCTACTGTTAAAGCAACTACTATAGACTTTTATAGTAAGATTCCTGAAGATGTTATATATAAAGGTATTACATCAGAATGTGAAACATTTATTCAGAATATTAATAAGTATGACTATCTATTTCATCTTTGTGATGTAAGATTATATTAATTATATTATGGAAGAAAAAGAAGAATTATATAATGAGGAGAGGGATACACATAAGTATTTATGTGCTATAACAGCTAGTACTATACGTGATCTTCTCAAGAAAGCTAATGATAAATGTATTCAACATGAGGATGTAGTAACTATATTAAAAGAAACTGACTGGTTTTTACTTATATATTATAAGCAATAAATACACACTTAATATATAAACATTTATGAGTAGTATAGATAACTTAGATATTAAGGCATTGAAAGATAGCAAATTTAGTAAAGAACCAGTTCTTTATTGTAAGAAGTGTCTTTCATTAAGGATAAGGGATATACCAGGATTAGAAGACTCAATATACTGTGACTCATGTGGTTCTACAGACATCAGTGAATGCAGCATTGAAAAATGGAAAGTACTATATAAAGAAAAATATGGTCATGATTATTTAGATAGTTTTTAATAATAATAATAATTTAATTTATAAAGCAATGGAAGAGAAAGTAAACAAATTAAAGGTAGTAAAGAATAACCTGACAGCTAAACCAAGTGCAGATCAGAAGCAGGAGAAATTATCATATGAGCAGCTTGAAAATATAGCTCATCAGCTCAGTGAACAGTCAAGACAGCTTTATACAAAGTTACAGGAGGCTAATCTTAGTAATATGTTTAAAAGACTTGACTATTTATTTAAAGTACTTGAGTACAGTGGTATGTTTAATCCTGACTTTGTTGATAAGTGTGTAAATGAAGTTGAAGAGACAATTACTTTACCTGAAAAGAAAGAAGAAGCAGCAGATAATAAAGACAGCCTCAAGGAAGATTCTGAAAAGTAGAAATATATACTATGAATAAGGCTAATAATGTAGTAAGGATACCTTGTTCTTTATCTAATAGCTTCTTCAGATATTGGTTTATGTTTCTAGAACCATTTCATAATCTTACTGAAAGAGAAATGGAGGTAATAACCAGCTTTGTTAAGAATAGGTTTAAATTAAGCAAAGTAATACAAGACCAGAATATTCTTGATAAAGTTACAATGAGTGAAGATACTAAGAAGAAAGTAAGGGAAGAGTGTAATATAACTCTTCCTCACTTTCAAGTAATCATGGGTAAACTTAGAAAGAATAAGGTTATAGTGGATGGAAAGATTAATCCAAGATTTATACCTAATATAGTCCCTGAAGATAAGAATTTCAAGTTACTATTATTGTTTGATTTAAATGAAAAGCAGTGATAGATATAAAAAGTATTATACATAAGGTATCTAATGAGCTTAATATACCTGAGGATATAGTATATAAAACTTATATGTATTATTGGAAATCCATAAAGTGTAATATACAGTTACTTCCTTTAAAGGAAACTATAGCAGAAAAAGATTATAGTAAGTTCAAAACTAACTTTAATATCCCAGTAATAGGTAAGTTGATGTGTAATTATGATAGATATAAAAGAATAAAGAATAGATTTTTATATATTAAAAAGATAAAGAACAATGAAACCCAATAGAGATAAAGATAATAAAGAAGTTCCTGAAGTACCTGATTTTGTTATTAGAATGCTAGGGGAACATAGAAGTCTTAAAGAGAAAATAAATGCAATTAATGAAAGTATTAAAGATTCTAAGTTTATATCAAAAGTAGGGCTTGTGCAATATAATTTAATACTAATGCAGTTAGGAGCTATGACTAATTACTTTGCAATATTGACAAAAAGACTTGAACTTCTAATTAAAAAATATGATAAAAATGATAAAAATTAAAAAGATAAAACCAATGTTTACATCCTTAGTAACTACAATGGATAGATATGATGAGGATGTAATTGATAACAATCTTATAATTGCAAACAAACAAAAAGGTGATGTAAAAGAGTATCAGACAGTAATAGCTGTTGGGGATTCTGTAAGAGGTATAAAAGTAGGAGACCTTGTATGCATTAACCCTATAAGATATGGTAGAACTAAGCATAAAGATGGTACTCTTAAAGATGGAATAGTATCTGATAATCCAATTATAGAGTACTGCTTTAATGTAATTGAATTAGATGGTAAACAAGATTTACTACTTGAAGACAGAGACATAAACTTCGTTATAGAAGATTATGAAGAAGTAAAAGATAAGCCCAAGAGTACTCTTATACAGCCAAGGAAAAAGGAGATAATACTTTAATTAATATTATAAAAGCTTAGTTTGATTTACTCTTACTGAGCTTTTATTTTTAATATCCTATATATGAAGCTATTTAAATATGAAGGTTATAAGGTAATAATATCTGAAGAGGCTCTGTTATTAAAGCCATTTAAAGATATATGGAATAGAGATAAATCTAAAAATAAAAGTACTGCTCTTCAAGAACTTGGATTTATCTACTTTATGGAAGACCCAAGAAGTGATTATCAGTATATTGTAGATATAAATGAAAGACAGAAAGCTATTATGGAGGGAGAAGGACTTTCAGATAAATGGAAGCCTGACAAACTCATTAAGGAGGCTATGAAATTCTATGAAACATTTAAGTCTACAGGAGCATTACTACTTGAGGATACAAGATTTGCAGTAGATAAACTTAGAAAGTTATTAAGAGATATAGATTTAAGTAAGACTGATGACCATGAGAAGCCTATCTATACTCTTAATACAATTACTTCTACTATTAAACAGATACCTGATCTTATAAAAGAACTTGACAATGCAGAAAGAGCAATAACAACAGAAATGAAATCAGGTAGTAGAATGAGAGGTTCAGGGGAGAAAACATTATTTGATGATGGTATAAAATTATAATTATGGATTTAAGTATATTAGCAGAAGCATTTAAAGATTTTCTTTATAATACAAGAAAGAACCTTGGAATAGACAGCACTGAAGTTGTTGAACATATTGTATTTCAGAGAGAAGTAATTCCTGATAATAGTTTTAAAGCTTATAAGAGGTATAAAACAACTCTATGGATTATAGTAAATAAGAAAAGAATTCCTGTACTTGTAGTTCAGGCAGTAGCAAGAAGTATAGAAGATAATAAGGATAAAGTAGAGAAAGAAGTTGATAGAATTGTACTTAAAGAGCTGTTTAATCTTATAAGCTCTAAGGAGATTATAAAAATAGTTAATTATGATTATAGTGACTACAACTCTTCTGCATTATAATTGATTATAACATGAATGAAATTAAAGTAAATAGTTGTCAGACACCAATTACTGAAGAACTTATAAACACTCTTAATAGTGAAGAAAAGGAACAGTTTTTTGAGTGTATTAATAATATTCCTTACATAAAGAGTCTTATATCTCCTCATAGATTATATGCAAAAGACCTTGACAGAGATGAACTAGGAAGAATTAAAATAGATATAACAAAGCCTCATATTTTAGAGAATATGGATTACTTTAGACCATCTGCTATATACTTTGAGAAAAATGGCTGCTATACTAAACTTAAGCCTAATAGTAATCCTAATAGTGAGTTTGGTAAATGGATAAGAGAAGAAATAAGAAGGTGCTATGATGGATATATAAGACCATCAGATGGTGAATGGATTACTGGTGATTTTTATTTCTTTCTTAATTATTGCCCTATACAGCTTATTAAAGAGGGAAGTAATAATAGAAGTAACAGAGCTATAGGATTTCCTAAAGTATGGGAAGGTCATTATCTTAAATCACATTATCTTGAGCAATGTAGAAATGAAGGTAAACATGCTGTTGAACTTGCAAGTAGAGGTAAAGGTAAGTCTTACTATGCAGCAGCTATGCTTGCTAAAAGATTTATATTAGGAGAAAGTGCTGAAGTAAATGTAAAAGTACAGTGTGTTGCTACTGCATCAGAGAAAAAGTATATTCATGGGGCTAATCAGATTCTTGATATGTTTCAGTATTATATAGATTTCTGTGCAATTAATACTCAATTTCCTTCAAAGAGAATTACATCATCAATGCAGAATCTTCAATGGACTATGGGTTATATTGACTCAGATACAGGTGCAAGAAGAGGAACACAGAATAGTGTAGTCGGAATTACATCAAAAGATGATGAGTCTAAACTTAGAGGTTCAAGAGGTGTTCTTTTTCTACTTGAAGAAGCAGGTACTTTCCCTAGACTAAGAGACCTTTTCTCTGTACTTAGACCTTCTGTGGAAGATGGTGAAAAGACTTTTGGTCTTATATATGCTTATGGTACAGCAGGTGATAAGGATTCTGACTTTAGTTCTCTACAGGAACTTATGTATAATCCTAATGGATATAGAATTAAAGGCATTAATAATGTATATGATAAGGAAGGACAGAGTAGAAGTGTCTTTACTTACTTCTTTCCTGGATATATAAATATGGCAGGATATTATGATAAAGATGGTAATAGTGATGTTATAGGAGCTTTAATATACATTCTTAAGGATAGATACAAAGTTAAATATGGAAGTACTGATATTAATACTATTACTAAGAGAATAGCTGAAATACCTATTACTCCACAGGAAGCTATACAGAGATATACGAAAAACATATTTCCTGTTACCGAGCTTAATTCAAGACTTGCAGAGATAGATAACAACCCTAATTTTTATAGTGATACTTATGTTGGTGAGTTATTCTTTGCTAAAGATAATACTGTAGAGTTTAAACCTACAGCAGAAAAACCTATAAGAGATTTTCCTCTTAAGGATAATAAATCAACAGGAGCATTAGAAATATATGAACTTCCTGTAAAGGTTAATAATAAAATACCTTATGAGAGATATATACTATCACTTGATAACTATGAAAATGATAGTGCAGAAACTATGTCTTTAGGTTCTATATTTGTACTTGATTTATGGACAGATAGAATAGTAGCTGAATATACAGGAAGACCTATGTTTGCTGATGACCTTAATGAATTAGCAAGAAAGCTATGTTTATTCTATAATGGAAGACTTCTTTATGAAAATAATAAAAAGAATACTTTTGCTTATTTCAGCAGATTTAACTCATTACATCTATTAGCTGATACTCCTGAATATCTTAGGCAAAGAGAGCTTATTAAAACTACATCTTTTGGTAATAGCTCTAAAGGAGTAGCTGCAACTACACCTATAAAGAATTTTGGTATGACTCTTATAAGAGATTGGTTACTTAAACCAGTCACTGTAGAAAAAGAAGAAAATGGTGAATCAGTACAGTACACATTACCTAATCTTCACTTCTTAAAGAACAGGGCATTAATTAAGGAACTTATTCTTTATAATCCTGAAATTAATGTAGATAGAATAATGTCTCTTTTACAATTAATGTTATATAGAGAGGAAAAAATTATTATGTACAATGGAGATGTTAAGGAGAGAACTGAAATACCTCCTAATTATGCAGGTAATGATAAATTCTTTACTGATAACTATGATAATAAATTTAATATTATAAGTGATTTTAAACAGTAAATTTAGTAAAAATAGCTATAATTAATTAGTATTTTACTTATATTATTGTAAAGTATGCAGAGATTACTTATTTTTGTAGCAAAATTAAATAAAAGAATATGGAATATAGTTCACAAAGTCTTCCTCCTGAGCAGCTTTCTTTTAATAAGAAAACTAAAGCATGGCGTAAGGCACACTTAGATTGGGCTGACTCTAAAACTTTCTTTAATTATTCTTTATGTAGGAAGAGTGTGATTCATAAGAAGATTAATTATGATTTACTTAATGGTAAACTTCATATGAATGATATGGAACTCATACTAAATCCTGAACATATTAGAGCAGGATTTATACCAGATAGAATACAGCACTATCCTATAATGAATAGTAAACTTAATGTCCTTAAAGGAGAAGAGTCTAAAAGGGTATTTGATTTTAAGGTTATAGTCACTAATCCTAATGCAGTATCAGATATAGAAAATAATAAGAAAGAAGAGATTTATCAGAGATTACAGCAATGGGTATCAAATAACAGTCAGTCTGATGAGGATGCTAATCAGGAACTTGAAAAAATGAGTGATTACTTCACTTATGAGTGGCAGGATATGAGAGAAATCAGATCTAATCTTTTACTTAATCATTATGTAAAAGAACTTAATATTCCTCTTATATTTAATCAAGGATTTATGGATGCTATGACTGTAGGAGAGGAAATATATCAATGTAGTATAATAGGAGGTGAGCCAACACTTGAAAAACTTAATCCTCTTAAGGTTAGAATATTTAAGTCAGGTTATTCAAATAAAATTGAAGATGCTGATATGATAGTCCTTGAGGATTATTGGAGTCCAGGTAGGGTAATAGATACTTATTATGACTTACTTACTACAAAAGACCTTGAATATATAAATAAATTACCAGACCATGTAGGACAGGCAGCTACTGACTCTATGAGTAATATAGATGAAAGAATGGGCTTTGTAAATAATTACATGATAGGTGATGAGATTACTTCACAGGAAGGTTTCTTTTGGGATCCTCTTATGACTTCTGAAGGAATAGGTAATACATTACTTCCTTATGATATAGCTGGTAATCTTAGAGTTCTTAGAGTATATTGGAAATCAAGAAGAAAGATTAAGAAAGTAAGGTCTTATAATAAAGAAACAGGTGAGGAGGAATTTCATTTTTATCCTGAAACTTATATACTTAAAACAGATGAAGGAGAAGAAGAGCAGATATTTTATATTAATGAAGCATGGGAAGGTACTAAAATAGGTACTGATATTTATGTAAATATGAGACCTAGAGTAGTACAGTATAATAGACTTAGCAATCCATCAAGATGCCACTTTGGTATTATAGGCTCTATATATAATCTTAATGATAGTAGACCTTTCTCACTTGTTGATATGATGAAACCTTATAGTTATCTTTATGATATTATACATGACAGGCTTAATAAACTTATAGCAAGAAATTGGGGCACTCTTATAAGATATGATTTTGCTAAGAATCATCCTAAAGGATGGGATGTAGAAAAATGGTTATACTATGCAAAGACTATGGGTATAGCAGTTGAGGATAGTTTCAATGAAGGTAATATAGGAGCAGCTACAGGTAAACTTGCAGGAGCTATGAATAATGCTTCTAATGGAGTAATAGCAGCTTCTGATGGAAATCAGATACAGCAATATATGAACCTTCTTGAATTTATTAAAATGGAGATGAGTGATGTTGCAGGTATTTCTAAGCAGAGAGAGGGACAGATAAGTAATAGAGAAACTGTTGGTGGAGTTGAAAGAGCTACTCTACAATCCTCATATATAACTGAGTGGCTATTTACTATACATGATGATGTAAAGAAAAGAGTACTTGAATGCTTTATAGAAACTGCAAAGGCAGCACTTAAAGGAAGAAGTAAGAAGTTCCAATATATTCTTAATGATGGGTCTATGCAAGTCATGAATATAGATGGTGATGAGTTTGCTGAATGTGATTATGGCTTAGTAGTAGATAATAGTAACAGCACACAGCTTCTTTCACAGAAACTTGATACTCTTGCACAGGCTGCTTTACAGAATCAGACTCTTTCTTTTTCTACTATTATGCAGCTTTATAACTCTTCTTCTCTTATTGAGAAACAGAGAATGGTTGAAAATAATGAAAAGCAGATACAAGAAAGACAGCAGCAGCAACAGCAGGAACAACTTAAACAGCAACAGCAAGCCCTTGAATCTCAGATGTTACAAAAGGAATCTGAGCTTAAGCAAAAAGAAGAAGCTAACATAAGAGATAATGAAACTAAAGTTTTAATAGCTAATATACAGGCAGAAGGCTATGCAAATATGAATGATGGTATTCAGGAACCTGATAATACTCAAGAAAATAAGGATAAACTTATAGAGCAAATGAGAGAATTTGATACTAAAATAAAACTTGAAAGAGATAAACTTGTACAGGACAAAGAGAAACATGATAAAGAGATTGCTATTAAAAGGGCAGCTTTAAATAAACAAGTAACAACTAAAAGTAATTAAATATTATGGCAGAAATAAAAAGAAATATAGTTTTTAGTCAGACAGAGCCTACTGATATAAACAGTTTTTGGCTTAAATATAATAGTAATTTAAATAATTATTCCCTTCTGGCTTTTATAAATGGTGAGTGGTCTTCATTAGGTGGAAGTGGCAGTGATATTGCAGTGGAAAAAATTAATATTACACTTTCCTCAAATCAAGGAATTAATATTATAGGTAAGAAAGTATATATTAAAAAAGTATCTGATAATACAATTTTATATACACTTACATGGACTGGTACTACTTTAACACAGAATATTAAATCTGATGAATCATATTATGTTGAAGTAGAGCCTATTACAGGATATACCACTCCTAAAAGTGATTCATTTACAGCAGTTTCTGGAAATAGTAGAAGTGTTTCTTTAAAATATGAATCTGAAAAGGTAACTATTAATGTTTCAGCGTATGATAGTGCTGATATGTCAGGACAAATAGTAACAGCAGTTATAAATAATGTTAAAACTACATATACTTGGGCAGGAACTAATATAGTTATATATGTGCCTTTTGGTCAGTCTATAGTATTATATTGTGATAAAAAGAATGGTTATAGTACTCCTATGTTGATAGAAAGAACAGCATCTGCTGATACTTTCACTGCTAATTTTGTATATGGAGAAACAAAACTACAAGTAGCAATAGTAGATAAAGATGGAAATACTTATTCACCATCAGAATGGGATACAGCAAATAATGCCAATGTAGCAGGATTTAAACTAACTACAAGCAATGTAGATATTATTCTTTCTCCTGATTATACTAATAAAGTATGGGGTCCTTCTGTCTTAATAGACGGATGTACTACTATTACAGATTCTTATGCTGCAATATTTGATTATGCAGGAAAAGCTAATACTGATGCAATCATAGGAACTGCATTAACTTATGCAGCTGAATGGTGTAATTCTTATACTTGGAAATTAGCTAATAAAAATGGTTACTTACCAGCGTTAGGTGAACTTTATGAGATTGCACTTAATATTGCTGACATTAATACATGTAGAACTACTGTAGGATTAGCAGCTCTTCCTACTTCTACGCCATTCTGGTCTTCTACTCAGCTTAATGCCATCAGCGCATGGGTTTGTAACTTTTCTTCTTTGACAGTGGGCAGCAATGTCAAGAGCCTCAACTTCATCTCTGTGTTCGCAGTATGTGCATCCTGATATGAGAAAGCTTAATTTATATAGTGTATTATTAGAACTTGCAAAACTATTATATACTATCACAAAACATTTACCTAAAGATATTAAATATACTTATGGTGCAGATATTAGAGTTTGTGCTTCTAATTGTTTAAAATGTATTATTTTTGAAGAAAGAGCTAAAGATGATACAGAAAAACTTAAAAAGCTAGAAGAATGTTATGATAATCTTACATTATTAGAAGCAAATCTTAATATATGTGAGGGAGAATATATTTTTGTAGTAAATAAAGTTAATCAAAAAAGTAAGACTGAAAGATTAATTTCCGATTTATCTGAAAGTCATATTGGAGAACTGATAATAAGTGCTAGAGTAAAACTTGAAGAGAAAATGAAGGTAATAAATAGAATCTAATGACAAGCATAAAATTTTTATGAACTCATATAGAGAAAATATTTTAAATAAAGATGGACAATACACTGTTTTATAAACAGTTAAGATATATTAGTTATTGAATAATGCCAACAACACATGGAATTGTAACTTTTCTTCTTTGACAGTGAACAACAATGACAAGAACAACAACAACTCTGTGTTCGCAGTATGTGAATCTTTACAAAAATATATGAAACATATAGATATAAATCAATATTACAATGCCTACTTTATTTTTAGAAAACATTGTAGAAAATCTAGTTCACAAATTATATTTGAAAGTGATTTCAGATATAACCTTCATTTGCTCCGAGAGTCTGTTATAAACCAAACTGTTGATTTAGGTGAAAGTAACTCATTCATAGTTACTAAGCCTAAACCAAGAGAAGTTTTTGCAGGAAGTATAAATAAAAGAATACTTGATACTTTAGTAGTTATGTTTTTAAGACCTACTATTGAAAGTATATTGCCTAATAGGATGTATAACTGTAGAAAAGGTAAGGGACTAAATCAATATCATTCTGTATTAAAGCAGGATATGATAGATTCTTATAAAGAATATGGTAATGATAGTTGGATTTTTGGAGGAGATATTAAATCTTTTTTCATGTCACTTAATAAAGATATAGTTTGGAATGAATGGAAAAAAGTAATTGATATATATAGTGGAGATTATAAAGAAGAACTTAATTATATAATTAAATTACTTATATATTATGAACCTGAAAATCATTCAATAAGAAAGAGTCCTATATCTATGTGGAATCTAATTCCTAGTTATAAGTCTTTATATACAAATGGAAAAAATAAAGGTTTACCTATAGGAGATTTAGTATCACAATGGTCAGCCTTATTAATTCTTAAAGATTTTGGAAACTGTTTAAAAGCTAGATATAAATATATTGGAATCTACATGGATGATTTTTATATTATTGGAAAGCATTCTGAATTACTAAAGGCAGTAGAATATTCAAGAAATCTTCTTCTAAAAAAAGAACTTTGCCTAAAAATGGATAAAATATATTTTCAACCAGCCTACCATGGAATAAAAACATGTGGTGCAGTGGTATATAAAGACAGAAGTTATATAGCTAATAGAGTAGTAAATAATACATACAGATTTATTATCTCACTATATAGAAGAAAGATTAGTGCAGAGAGTACAATGATGACATTAAATTCTTATTTTGGTATAATGCAACATTTCTGCTCCTATAATATAAGAACAAAACTTATAAAGATATTACCACATAAGGTATTTAATAAATTATATATACAGGGACATTATAAATATTTTAAATTAAAGAGATATGATAGTAAAGACATTAGTTAAGATTACAGATTATACGCCTATGATTAAGATAAGTAAAGATAAATGGCGTGTATATTTTGATAAAAAAGATAATGATGATGGAGTGACATGTTTATGTCAAGTTTTTGATTTAATTGGTAGTTCAAAAGAATTATTGATAGAGAAAATAAAAGAAAGTATAACTGACTTTTACAATAAGCAAACAGATAAAGCTATATTATCAGGTTTTGTGTGGATTGACTCAGCAAAAAAAGAGCATAATGTCTGGCTGAGTTCTGAGAATCAGTTTAATTATAAAGCTGCTTATGATGCCTATGTAGCAAATGGAATGCCTACAAATGGATTTATTGTAAAATTTGGAGATAATTATAATAATGATTATTATACATTCACAGACATTACTACGTTGGCAGATTTTTATCTGAAAGGATTAAAATATGTACAGGATACACTTTCTGTTGGCTGGACTACAAAAAATGCAATTGACTGGAGTGTATATGAGAATTTATTACAATGAGCAGAGGATGTGGATGCCAGACTGGGATATTAAAGTGGTTTAAGCCACCTTATGCTGATAAATTCTATGCTGCATGTTGTTGCCATGATGATGATTATGATATAGGTGGAGATGAAGCAAGTAGACTTATAGCTGATAATACACTATTTCATAATATTGAAAAGATTATATTTCAAGAAGAAGTAAGTCCTTTTAAAACAATATGGCTTCATTGCTTTGCACTACTTTATTATATCAGTGTAAGGATGTTTGGTAAAGACTATTTTAATTATAAAAGCAGTAGTAATAATAAGTTATAAATATTTTAGTTAATTAATAAAATTATAAAATTATGGAAAAAGTATTAAGTTGCAAATGGTTATTTGGTATTGTTGGTGCAGTACTTGGATTTTTAGCATTATTGCAGGAGCATACATTAGATGGGCAGAATGCATGGATATTAGCACTTGGTATAGCTGCTGTATGTGGTGCATTTACTGAAGTAATGAATGTTTTAATGTATAATAAAAAGTTTAATCTGTGGAATCCTATTTCATGGGTTATAGGAAGTGTTATATCTATATTAGTATCAATTATAATATGGTAAATAATGAGAAAGGTATTTGAGAAAATTTCAAATTACTTATCTAAGATAGAGGTGGATAAATGGATGCACTTTAATCTTGTAATGCTTATATCCTTTATCATTACAGAAATACTAAAAGTATGTAATTTAGGATGTGCATATTCACTGATAGCAGGATTTGCTTTTGGTACTGCTGTTGGGATTATAAAGGAACTCTGGGATAAGAAGAATGGTGAAAAGTTTGATTGGATGGATATAAAGGCAGATGTTTTTGGTGCTACTATTGGTGCTATAATGGGAGTACTATAATACAATTCTATTAATATTTATAGGAGAGGTTTTAACATTAAAATCTCTTCTATAATTAAATCATAAGTGACTGTTAGTCACCTTAATATATAATAATTTAATAATTAATTAATAAATAAATATATGGCAGAAGTAAAATTTGCAAGAGGAGCAAAAGCTAAGTATGATGCAGCTACTTACAGAGATGATGTATATTTTGTAACAGATACTAAGGAAATATTAGTAAATGGTATTGCCTATGGAATTAGTGATACCCTTACTAATTTAGTTAATAATGGTGCAATTACAGAAGCACATTTTATTCCCTCTGTTGCAGATGATAGTGGTATAATTGCTTTAAAGACTACAAATGGAAACTTTACAATTAATATAGCAGTAGCATCTTCTGGAAACCCTGGCTTAATGTCAGGTGCAGATAAATTAAAGCTTAATGGATTAAGTAAGTACACTCTTCCTATAGCTACAGCTTCAGCACTTGGTGGAGTTAAAGCTGCTACTGCAAGTGGAGATGGTAATGGTATTATGGTAGGAGCTGATGGTACTTTAAAGCTTGATTGGTCTACTGTTTTACCTCCAGATATGACAGTTGATGCAGTACTGGATACTATGTACTTAAGAAAAGATAAAAGTGATACTTCCACAGGAAGTATTACTGCTGTTGCATTTGTACAATCTTCAGATGAAAGACTTAAGAACTTTATATCTGATGCTAAATTCGATATAGATGATATTCTTGAAATTCCTATTAAATTCTTTGAGTATAAGGATAAGCCAGGAGAAACTCAACTAGGAACTTCGGCACAGGAAATACAGAAAATTTGTCCTGAAATAGTAAAAGAAGATAAGAATGGTTATCTTGCAGTAGACTATGGTAAGTTATCAATGATAGCTCTCAGTGCTGTTCACAGTTTGAATGACAGATTAAAGATTATTGAAAATAAATTAGGATTATAATTATGGGTACAATAAGAAAAATAATAGGTTCTGAACTTATAGGAACTTTAGGTCAGGAAGAGATATATCCGGTAACTCATGCTAAAGCAGTATATGGATATGTAAATTCAGCACATAGTATAACTGCTGATAAGTCTTTATACTCTATATTAGATGACATTTATTCAGGAGCAGGAGGAGATTCTACTATAAAATCTATTGCTTTGGATGGAAATAGTCAAGCAATTTCTTCTGCTGGTTTAGTTGATATAAAGTCTATATACTTTTTACCATCATTTATAGCAACAGCTACTGATGGATCATCTTTTAGCAGTGATGATATTTTAGCAGCATATGATCCAAATTCTGATACTGGTAGTAAATATACTCTAAAGACATTTTTACAATTATTTGATATTCCTAATTGCCTATATAAGTATGTTCTTAACTCTTCGGCAAACTCTGAAATAAGTTACTTTAATGCTATAGGTAAGACTACACAATCTGGTAATGTATCTACTTTTGAATTAGCTGATTTTAAAAGTAATACATACTTAACTCTTACTTTTAATATTACAAGTTCTGGAGGAATAGTTTCTTCCATTGTAGTTTCTATAACAAAGAAGTCCCTTTCTATAACTGATACACCTATTAAAACTATAAGCTTTAATAATGAAGCATTAGAAATAGATAGTAATAAAAATGTTAATATTAAGTCTGTATATAAATTGCCTTCTTTTATAGTAGATGCAGCAGATGGTTCTTCTTTTGATTCTACAACTATTACAGGAGCTTTAGATCCAAATTCAAGTACAGGTGCTAATTATACATTAGAGACATTCTTACAATTATTTGAAATACCTGATTGCATTTATAAATATATTATTGGCTCTTCTACTGGCTCTAGTATAGAGTATTTTACTACTATTAGCTATACTAGTAAATTTAGTAAAATTTCTACTATTTGTTTAGCAGACTTTAAAAATAATATTCTTTTGACTCTTACTTTTAATATTACAAGTGGAGAAACTGTTTCTTCTATTACAGTAAATGTAAGTAGAAAAAATCTTTTTATTCCAGATATTCCTATTAAAACTATAAGTCTTGATAGTACACAGTTAAATATTGACAGTAATAAAAATATTGATATAAAGCTTGTGTATAAGATGCCATCATTTATATTAGATGCAGCAAGTGGTACATCAATATCTGAATCTATTATAAATACTGAGGATGACCCTAATGCTGACTCAGGAACTAAGTACACTTTTGCTTCTCTTAAGAGCTTATTCTTAAAAGATGATTGTGTGTTTAATAATATAGTAACTAAGGATAAAAGTTCTATTGTTAGTAGATACTACAATTTAGGTCATAATTCTAATAGTACACAAGGAGCAACTTCTTTCTACATAGCAGATTTTAAGAGGGATCAATTAGTTATTGTTTCTTTCTATTCTGAATATGACATTGATGATGGAACAACATATAAATATATAACTATTTATAAAAGTACTTTATATGCTATTGAGCAAAGTTGGATAGAGGCATAATAAATATATAAATTAAAACATTAATAAATCACTTATACTATTGTATAGGTGATTTACTTTTTATAGTTTTGTAACCAAAATTATAGCAGAATGAAAAATTATGTACTCATTATTATAATTTTAGTTCTTTTAATACTACTAGGTATATCCTATAGAACAGGACTTATTGCAACTAATAATTGGAAAACAGCTATAGCTAATAATAAAGCATATATTGCTGAAGCAGACTCTGTTAATAATGTTAATAGAGAATTTAAAATGACAATAAGTGACTTAAAATACTCAAAAGACACTATAGTAAGTAACCTTAGAAGTATTATAAAAAAGAATAATATAAAGTATAAAAGTATAAAAAGTATTCAATCATTAAACTCTACTATAGTAAAAAATGATACTATTATATATAAGGACACTATCTTTAAAAGTAATATAATAGATAAGGATACTGTAATAGGTGATAATTGGTATTCTATTAAAATAGGAATATCCTATCCTAATACAATAAGAGTTTGCCCTTCTTTTATAAGTAAAAAGCATATAATATTCTATAATAGAAGAGAAACAGTGAACCCACCAAAAAAGTTCTTTCTTTTAAGATGGTTTCAGAAGAAGCAGACTATTACCGAGATTACTGTAGTAGAAGAAAATCCATATATACAGAGTAATAAGAATAAGTTTATAGAAATAGTAAAATAATATATAGTATGAACAGCTTTAAAATATTAGTCAATCAAGTATGCTTAGTACAGGAATAATAAGTATTATAGTCTCAGCTATAAGTAGCATTATAACATGGTTATTTACAAGAAGAAAATATGATAGTGAAGTAGATGATTCATTAATAGCTAATATGCAGAACTCTTTGGAGTTTTATAAAAAGCTTTCTGATGATAATAAAACAAGACTTGATGATATGCTCAAAAGAAATCTTTTACTTGAAGCAGAAGTGAGTAATATCAGAAAGCAGATGTTTAAATTAATGAGTTCTATTTGTGTTGACTTTACTTGCCAGATAAGAAAGAAAGACAATAATCTAATAAATGCTACAGAGGATATTATCATTAGCAATAACAACAATAAGGAGAATTTAAATGAAATTACTACTTAATAGAAGATATAAAGGAAGTGAATATACTATAGGAAGTTTAAGTATAGATGGTGAATACTTTTGTGACACTCTTGAAGATACTGATAGAGGTCTTTCATCTACAATGTCATATAATGAGATTACTGATAAAAAGGTTTATGGTAAGACTGCTATACCTACTGGAGTATATAATGTATCTATGAATATTGTCAGCTCTAAGTTTAAGAATAGAAAGTGGGCAGCACAATACAATGGTAAGATACCAAGACTTCTTAATGTGATAGGATTTGATGGTGTTTTAATTCATCCTGGAAATACTTCAGATGATACCTATGGATGTATTTTAGTTGGTGAAAATAAAGTTAAGGGTATGGTAATTAATAGTCAAAGCACATTTAAAAGATTATACCAAAGACTTTTAGAAGCCAGTAGTCTGACAATAGAAATTATTTAATTCTAATTATATAGAGTATGAAAGGCAAAGGATGCTGTAAAAAGAGTACCACTACAGTAAAGAAGAGAGTGTTTGCTTGTGGTGGGAAACTTAAAGGAAAGTCTAATAGCAAAAAGAAGTAAAAGTATAAATACTTTTATAATACTTATCTTAGTAATTTAATTAAAATATTGTAAATAGACTTACTTTCATTTAACTTTGCACTAAATAATTTAATTTAGGAGAAATTAATATGAAGGGTGAATTAAGTATTGACAACATACTGGACTCTAATGAGATTGAAAATCTCTTTGAAGAGCCAAGTAATAATGATGTTAAAGAGTCTTCTACTTCTGATAAAGAAGATAAGGAAGATAACAAAGAGCCTGATGATACAGGTGATAAAGATAAAGATAAAACTACTGAGGTTATTGATGTAGACAATTTATTTACTGATAAACCAGAGAGCGTAGGTAGTGAAAAAGAAGACATTGAGGGAAAGGAAGATACTTCTCCTGATAAAGGTGATAGTACTTCTCCTAAAAATTTCTACTCTTCCATTGCTAAAGCTCTAAAAGAAGAAGGAATCTTCCCAGACCTTAATGAAGAAGAATATTCAAAAATTAATAAGCCATCTGAATTTAGAGAACTTGTAGATAAGCAAATACAGGCAGGACTTACAGAAAAGCAAAAGAGAATTGACAATGCTCTTAATGCAGGAGTAGAATCTGATGATATTAAAAAATATGAATCCACTATCTCTTACTTAGATTCTATTGGAGATGATAAAATATCAGATGAAGTTAATGGTGAAAATCTTAGGAAGCAGCTGATATTTCAAGATTTTATTAATAGAGGATATAGTAAAGACAGGGCTTCAAGAGAAGTAACTAAATCATTAAATGCAGGAACTGATATAGATGATGCAAGAGAGGCACTTTCAAGTAATAAAGAGTTCTTTAATACACAGTATCAGAGCATTATAGATAAAGCCAAAGAGATAGAAGATGAAGAAATAAGTGATAGAAATAAACAAGCAGAAACTCTTAAGAAATCAATCCTTGAAGATAATAAAGTATTTGGTGATATTGAAGTAGATAAACCAACAAGAGCTAAAGTTTTTGATAATATTTCTAAACCTATATATAAAGACCCTGAAACAGGTCAGTTATATACTGCTATTCAGAAGTATGAAATGGATAACAGAATTGATTTTATAAAAAATATAGGTCTTGTTTATACTCTTACAGATGGCTTTAAGAACATAGATAAGCTTGTTAATGGTAAGGTTAAGAAAGAAGTTAGAAAAGGACTACAGGAATTAGAAAGCACACTTAATAATACTTCAAGAGACTCAGATGGAAATTTGAAATTTGTAAGTGGTGTAGGGGATGATTCAGAGTCTATTATAAATAAAGGTTGGACATTAGATGTTTAAAATATAAAAATAATTTTTAATAGTTTTATTTTATGGCAGGAAAATTAGGTAGATTTCAAATGGTGGGTTTCCAGCATTGGAAAGGCTTGACTAAAGAGAACCACTTAGGTTCAATATTTCAGCAGGCACCACAAAAAGCTACTGACCTTATGGTTCAGTTGCTAGCTTACTATAGAGGAAAGACTCTTGATACATTCTTGAATCAGTTCCCTACTAGAGAATTTGATGATGATAATGAATATTATTGGGATGTTATTGGAAGTTCAAGAAGAAACATTCCTCTTATTGAAGCAAGAGATGAAAATGGCGCAGTAGTTGTTTCTACTGGTGCAAATGTAGGTGCAGGTACTGCACCATTCTATTTGGTATTTGGTGAGGATTGGTTTGCTGATGGTGAATATATTGTAGGTAATCTTAATGAACTTTATCAGTTTAGAGTCCTTGGAGAACCTAGAATGGAAGGAACTAATGCAGTATATAAGGTAGAGCTTGCAGGAGGTAATACTACTGGATGTCCTGCTGAAAGATTACTTGCAGGTGAAAGATTCTCTATTGAGGCTGCATTTGTTGAAAAGGAACTCTCAAGAAAAGTAGGTGATGTAAGATTTACTTCTCCTGTATCTATGAGAAATGAATGGTCTGTAGTTAGAATACAGCATAAAGTTCCAGGAAATATGCTTAATAAGAAACTTGCAGTTGGTATCCCTATTACTAAGGAAACTAATGGAAGATATGTTAAGGATGTTGCTAAGATGTGGATGCACAATGTAGATTTTGAGGTTGAATCTCAGTTCTCAGACTACAAGAATAATGCACTTGCATGGGGTAGAAGTAACAGAAATCAGAATGGTGAATACATGAACTTTGGTAAATCAGGAAGTGCTATTAAGACTGGTGCTGGTTTATTTGAGCAAATGGAGGTAGCTAATACTATTTACTATAATAACTTCTCTCTTAAGTTGCTTGAAGATGCACTATATGAAATCAGTGCTGCTAAACTTGACTTTGGTGATAGAGTATTCATTGTAAAGACAGGTGAAAGAGGTGCTATTCAGTTCCATAAGAAAGTACTTGAGACTGTGAGTGGATGGACTCAGTTTGTTCTTGATAATAGTTCTCTGAATATAGTCCAGAAAACACAATCTAAGCTTAATGATCATGCTCTTAGTGCAGGATTCCAGTTCACAGAGTTTATTGCACCTAATGGTGTTAAAGTTAAGATTGATGTAGACCCATTCTATGATGATCCTGTAAGAAATAAGATACTCTCACCATTTGGTGGTGTGGCTATGTCTTATAGATATGATATTATGTATATGGGTACTATGGATCAGCCTAACATCTTCAAATGTAAGATTAAAGGTCAGAATGAATATAGAGGCTATCAGTGGGGTATCAGAAACCCATTCACAGGTCAGATAGGTAATCCTTATATGTCATATGATGAAGATAGTGCTACTATCCATAGAATGGCTACTTTGGGCATATGTGTACTTGATCCTACTAGAACTATGTCAATAATTCCGGCAATATTGCAGGGATAAGGCAGATTAATATATAAACAATTATGGGAGAGGAGGTTAACTCTTTCTCTCCCTTAATTTTAAAAGGAGAAAATAAAAATGGAAGATAAAAGAAATATTAGTGAGCAAGAGAAGAATACTCACACAGAACTTGACATGGAGTCTGTTAACACTACTCCTATGATTGAAGTAAAAAAGGGAAATAGGAAGAATAGCACAGACAAGCATAGTTCTTCTAATCTTAAAAATAAACAGGAAGATAGTACTGTAGAAACTACAATAAACTGTCTAAGGAATGAGAGAGTAATAGTAAGATTTATTCCTAAATTATCTGGAATCTGGGGTAATAACCCAAAGCATGTACTTTCTGGAGGTATGGCAGAGGGAGCTTCAAAGACTTTTGTAGTGCCAAGACTCTCATCAGGTATGCTTGTTAATGTACTTACAGACAGTGAAAAATCTTTCCTTGAAGAGAAAATGGGACTTGAATATAATGCTTTAAGTATTTATAAGAAGAAAGACAACTTTTGGGATGACAGTAATGAAGAGGGCATAAACTCTGTAAGACTTACTAAAGGAGATAATTATCTTAATTTAGCAGACCCTGAAGATTATATAAGATATAAGATTCTTCTTGCAAATAAAAACTTTATAGCACCGTCTTTAAAGACTTTGGAGGATTTTCCTAAAGCTACATATCAGTTTGTTATTATAGCAGAAGGAGAAGATACAAAGATGGCTAACTCAAATATGAGTACTACTATGATGTGCTATAAGGAGTATGGTAAAGTTGAAGATAATATTAGTGTACTTAGGCATATAGTGGAAACCTTAGATGGCAGACCTACATCAAAGACAATTAAGATTGAGTTCCTTAAAACAAAAATAAATGACCTTATACAGAGTAATAGTAAGAACTTCTTAAGAGTAATTACTGACCCATTACTTGATACTAAGGTTCTTATAAAGAAATCAATAGAAGCTGGACTTATTTCCAATAGAGGAAACTTCTTATATCTTAGAGAGGATAATACTCCTCTATGTGAAAATAATGAAGAGCCTACATTAAATATAGCTGCAAGGTATCTTAATCTTCCTAAGCATCAGGAACTTAAGTTTATGCTTGAGGCTAAAACAAAAGAATAATTAAAAAATAAAATATGACAAACTCTGAATTTTCAAATGAGTTTGATGTTCTATATAATAATATAACAAGTAATCAAGCTCCTGGTATTAATGAATATGAAAAATCTGTATTCTTGACTAAAGCTCAAGATGAAATAGTGAAGTCATATTTTAATCCAAAACTGAATAAGTCACAAGAAGGCTTTGATGGTAGTGAAATAAGACAAATAGACTTTTCATCAATAATAAGAACAGCTAATTTTACTCCTGCAATGGATGGTCATGCTTCTGTAAGACCTGAATTGGATTCAAGAGCAACTGTTTTTAATTTAACAGAAGTAAAGAGTAGTACAGACTCTACAAGAGTACCTCTTAAGATTATGATGATTATTAATGAGTTTGTGAGAATATCACGTTCTTCAGGTAGTACATCTATAAGTGATAAAATGATTCCTGTTATTCCTATAGAATATAGAGAATATGCAAGGTTAATGGCAAAACCTTTTACCTATCCTCTTCATAATCAGGCATGGAGAATTAAGGCAAATAATGCAGAGGATTCTACACATATAGAAATTCTTGCAAACAATATAGATATTATTCATCAATATACTATAAGATATATAAGAAAGCCAAGGGCTATTATATTACAAAACTTAGGTAATGATGTCACTATGGATGATGGAGAAACTGATGAGCAAAGTTGTGAACTTGATACTATTCTTCATCATGAGATTCTTCAAAGAGCAGTGGAACTAGCTAAGGCAGCTTATGTAGGAGACTTAAATTCTCAGATTGCCTTAGGTGTAAATAGTGAAACAGATAAAGGAATGCTATCTTCTAGATAATACTTATTAATATGACTAATTTAGAATTTTCAAATGAGTTTGATACACTCTTAAGTTCCTACTTACAACAGCAGAACTTGGGAATACAGGATAGTACAGCATTTGATGAATATGAAAAATCTGTATTTCTTACAAAGGCACAGGAGTCTATAGTAGTAGAACTATATAATGGAAAGAATCCTTACAATGATTCATTTGAAAAGACAGAAGAGCTTAGAAGATACCTTGAGAAGTTAGTTATTACGGATATTATAACTGATAAGGAGTCTGGATATAATGGTTTATCAGATTCTTCTGTATTTTATAAATTACCAGATAAGCTATGGTTTATAACTTATGAGTCTGTTGTTCTTAATGATACTTCTTTAGGATGTCTTAATGGTGAAAGAGTAATAGTGATACCTGTAACACAGGATGATTATTGGAGAATAAGCAGAAATCCTTTTAGAGAGGCTAATAAGAATAAAGTATTAAGACTTGACATAAGTGATAATATAGTAGAGTTAATTTCAAAATATAATATAAGCTCATATCTTGTAAGATATATAGAAAGACCAGAGCCTATAATATTACAGACTCTTAATGATGGTCTTTCTATTAATAATGTGAGCAAAGAAACAGAGTGTAAATTAAATTCTGCATTACACAGAGGGATATTAGAAAAAGCAGTAAAACTTGCTGTACTAAGCAGAACTCATACAAGTGCAGGATAATGTGTAATTTAATATTAAATTAAAATGGCAACATTTAGTACAAATCAAGTAAGACAGCTCTATGTATTTACAGCAGTAGCTGATGATGTAAAAACTACTGATGTAGCAGGAACTATTGCTGCAAAAGCAGATTCTTCTAATTTAAACTTATATTTTAAATATAAGGGTGTAGAAAATTTAATGAGGAGTGATCTTATTAATATACCTAGTATAGATAATTTCTCTACAATAACCTGCAAAAGAGGTTCTAAGCAACAGTATAAACTAAAGAAGCAGAAAGTAGGACTTGATGCTAGTGTCAATGGTGGTCTTCCTATAGCAGGACAGGATTATATTCTTAGAATAGTTTTCAGACAGTATATAGGAATGTCTGATGAGGATCAGTACTTCAAGTATGGTATTGTTCATGCTTATACAGGCATGACAGCTGCACAGTTCTATGAGCAGCTTGCAATTTCCTTGTGGAAGAACTTCAGTAGAGAACTTGTAACTCTTCTTCAGTTTGAAATTGCAGGTAAGGTTGTAGCAGGAGTTAAATATGATAGTGCTAACAGTAAGAATGTTCTTATAGATAGTACTGGAGCTACTATAGATGCTTCTACAGCAACTGATGTCACTATATCAGAAGTAGCACAGGAATGGGTATTAGGTATTAAGGAACAAGTTCCTGTTTACTTTACTCTTGTACCTACAAGTGTTCTTTATAATAGTGATGAGGTAATTTGGGGTAAGGCTACAGATGTAACTTCTACAGAAGTTATAAAGAATGGTCATAAGATTGCAGACCTTGAATACTTCTGCATGGGTGAAAGAGGAGATATCTATAGAAATGTAGGATGGCCTCACACAATACCTACAAAGTATCTTGTAGACCCTACTAAGGAGTATGATATAATGGATATCCATTATTATACTAGTGGAAGTAATGAGGGAGTGCAGAAGTCTGAAAAGACTATTACTTTGGTAACAGAAGCTAATACCTTAACTACTAGCACAAGTGCAATGGACACTCTTATAGAAAAGATTAAGGCTGTTTCATCAGATATAACTATTAATTGGGCTGATTAAATAATTTTATAATATGAGGGACTGATGTTCCTCATATTATATTTTATAAATGCAGTAAATATGGTACACTTTAATGAACTTAGAGTCACTTCTGATGGTAAAAAGCTTATAATTGATATTTCTGTAAAGAATCTTACATTCTATAAAGATATATATCTTGATTCTATTACTATAGATACACAGGATACTTATAAGGATAATGGTCCAAGCAGTACTCCTATATATACACAGACCATTACTGATTCTGAAGATTCTACTAAATTACTTAAAGATTTCAGAGTAGAGCTTACTAAAGCAGATTTCAGTAATATAGATATAAGTAATACTATGTTTATGGTCTATATTAAAGTTAAGGGAAATACTACTGCCTGTACACCTTGTGGTATGGATAATATATATACTTTAGGAGTTACTTTCTGCACATGTAATGTTAGTAATATTATGATGCAGTATATAAGGGAAGTTGAAAATAATTGCCAGATTCCTAAAGAATTTATAGATATGTTTCTTAAGTTTAAGGCAATGCAGCTTAGTATAAATACAGAACATTATGCTCAAGGTATTAAGTATTACAATAAGTTTTTTAAGGATATAGGAAATAGTTTATCTTCTAATAGTTGCAAATGCTATGATTAATATTCTATACAAAGCAATAGAGAGATACTTTACTACACTATCACAATTTGGATATAAAAGTTATGATGATGTATATAAACTACTTTTCTTTATAGCAGTTACTGACTTTGTATATTCAGATGTAGATGCAGCAATAACTGAAGATGATTACAGAGATATAGAGAAAGCATTATACTGTATCTTTGGTACTACATGTCTACTACCATACCCTGAGTATTGTAATAAAAAACAAGATGATATGAATAATTTACATTTGGGAGATATTACTGATTTAGCATATCAGATTTGTAATCTTGAAGAAGAATCTGTTAATAAAGAAATAACAGAGATACAGAATACTGTAGTGGTTAAACCAGGGGTTGCTTCTACTATAACAGTTGATAATATACCAAATTTATAAATAATAGCTTTAGCTATTTTATATAAAGTTACTAATATCCTTTGTGCATTAGAATTTTTTTTCTATTTTTGCACAAAGGATTTTTTATATACAATATAAATAGAAAAGTATGAGTAAGTATAGAGAACTTGTATATATGGTATTGGATGAGTTAAAAGAGTACTCTGATGATGCTGATTTTACAGAAGAACATATAATATTTCTCTTAAATAAGTATAGAGCTTTCTTACTTAAGCAGAAATACAGTGATATTAAAAAGGAAATACCTACAAGTAATTATCAGACTATATGTCTTAGTCTTGAAAAGGTTGATGCTATATCAGGGGAACCTTGTGAGGGAGGACCTTATTTAAGAACCACAAAAAAGATACCCTCACTTATTAATATAGGTAATATAATGATATACCCTATTGATTATTATCAGGGAAATATAGCATATATTACAAAAGATAGAATGAGATATGTAGGATATAATAAGTATTTACAGAATATAATATATTCATCTTTAGGTGTAGATAATCACTTATATTTTAATTCAGCAAATCCACAATTTTTATGTCTTGAAAATGTAAAAGTCACAGGAATATTTGAAGATGCTGAAGAAGCATTAAACCTGTGCTGCTCTGATGATTCTATATGTAATATATTAGATAAAGAGTTCCCTCTTGAGAATGCTCTTGTTCCTATAGTAATAGAGCTGATTGTCAAAGAGTTACTAGGACCTGCATGGAGACCTAAAGATGAAGATAATAATGCCTCTGATGATTTATCAAATCTTTCTTCTTTTATAGCAAGAAATACAAAGAGTGAATTTCAGAAACAGATAGGGAGTTAATATAATTATTATGGAAGAGTCTTTTAAAAAATTTATAAAGGATGTAAAAAGAGTTAGCAGTACTAGGGAAACTTCCAGTAGTAGAAGTTTTGGTGTGTATGATTCCTATAAGTGGATAAGAAAGAATAAATGGTTTGATATAGGGAGACCTTTAAAAGAACATGAATTTTATTCAATTATAAGAGCAGTTAATACAATTATAGCTTCTAATATAGCTAAAGGAGAGGATTTTACATTACCATGTAGATTAGGAAGAATAGAACTTAGGAAATATAATCCACGAATTTCTATAGTAGATAATAAAATTGTCTATCCAATTCCTATAGATTGGGATAGAACTCTTAAGCTATGGTATGAGGATAAAGAGGCAAAAAATAAGAAAACTCTTATAAGAGTTGAAGATAAAAATATATATAAATTATACTATAATAAGAATAGAGCTGATTATACTAATAAATCTTTCTTTATTTTGTTATTCAATAGAGAATTAAAGAATGAGTTAAAGAAGAATATTAGAGGTGGTGTTATAGTAGATGCTTTTAATAGATATGGGTATGTGGAATAGTTTATCAATTAAAGAAAAATATGACTTCATCAAAAAGAGTGTAAGGAATAATATTAACTCTCTTAAGGATGTAAGGGATGCTTATAATAAGCATTCTTTCGGAGGTAATATTGTTATAGGAGAAAATCCTATTGAACCTACCTCTGTAAACCCTAATACAGAATTACCCTCATATATATCTGATAATAGCTATCTTAGTGCAGAGAATCTTTTAAATCCTGATAACTATATTGTTGCACCTAATGATGATTTTTCTTCTTCACCATTAAGCTCTGACAGTATTGAAGATGCATTCATAGAATCCATGAAGGCTGCTTCTGAAGTACACCAACCTATATATGAAGCTAATGCTCCACAGTATAATTATAATCAGCAATATGAGCAAATACCATATGTTAATAAAAGTGTACAAGTAAAGCCTGAACATACTACTACAGGAAAGTACAATAGAAGAAATTATAACAATGATACATGGAGTTCATATATGATGAATGTCTTTGATAATGCAGCTAAAGCAAAGGGTATCACATTAAGTAATGCCACCCTGTATAATTTAGTAGCTCAGGCAGCATTTGAGGGTAATTATGGTAATTCTAAAGTGGCTCTTATGAACAATAACTTTGGTGGAGTTAAAGGAAAAGGCTATAGTGGTTATAGAAGATTTAACTCTCCTGAAGAATATGCCTCTAATCAACTTAGCCTTTTAAGTAGAAGATATCCAGGGGCTTTGAGTGCTAAAGACAGTCTTTCATTTGCTAATGCACTTAAAAGACATGGATATATGGAAGCAAATGCAGGATTCTATGGTAATAGTCTTAATAACATGAGTTCTGTAAGAAGAGCATATAACAAAAGAATAAAATCTAAAACTTAAATTAATATGGTAGAAGAATATAATTATATAAATATAAAGGAGATACTTAGTAGGGTATTAAGGCATCCTCTTTTACAGGATGTAAACATAGAACAGGCAGTACAATATATTATAGACTTTATTCATATATTCGGTATGCCTAAAATGTTTACTGATAAACAGGAAATGGTAGATATTTATGACTTCAGAGGGATACTTCCATGTGATATAGTATCTATAATTCAAGTTAAAGACTGTAAGACAGGAATATGCCTTAGGTCTATGACAGATTCATTTAATCCTGAAGAAGTAAAAAATCATAGAGGCAGAGTTCCTGATGAATTAACTTTTAAAACTCAGAATAGAATTATATTTACTTCCTTTAAAGAAGGAAAAGTAAATGTTGCCTATAAAGCTACTCCTGTTGATAATGATGGTTTTCCTATGCTGATAGATAATCCTGTGTTTCTTAAAGCTCTTGAGCTTTATATAAAGAAAGAGGTATTTACTATATTATTTGATATGGGTAAAATAAGTGCTAATGTATTACAGAATACATTACAGCAATATTCATGGGCAGCAGGTCAATGTCAGGAAGAATTTTCTATACCAAGTACTTCAGAAATGGAGAGCATTTCAAGGATGTGGACTACTCTTATTCAGAGAAATACTGACTTTGATAAGGGATTTAAAAGACTAGGAGACAGAGAATATATAAGGGTTCAATAGTATGCAGAAACAAGTACAGTTTATAACAAAGGGAATGCAGAGAGATTTAAGTGCTTCTGTATTCAATAGTGAATATTCTTATGAAAATAAGAATATAAGAGTGATGGCTACTAATGAAAACACCTCTCTTAGTATTATAAATGAGAAGGGAAATAAGATTGCTGCAATTAAGAATGATGCAGGAAATATTATAAATATTAAAGGTACTCCTATAGGATTAGGAACTTTAAATAATAAGATTTGCTTATTTACATCAGACTCTAATGGTAGTGACCATATTTATAAATTATGGTTTGACAATCCATCAACTAATCCTGATAATTTAACAGGTACTGAACTTTTTTCAGGAAATCTCAACTTTAATGCAAGGAATCCTATAGAAACTATTTCCTTTTTTGAGAATAAGGAACTTCAGAAAATCTATTGGGTTGATGGTATAAATCAGCCAAGAGTAATAAATATAGAAGCATCTGACAGCTATAAAAGTAAGTGGAACAGCACTGCCTTTGACTTTGTAAGAACAATAGATTTTACAGATGATATAGCTATTACTAAGAATACTATTACAGGAGGTACTTTTCCTTCTGGTGTAATACAGTACTGCTTTACTTATTTCAATAAGTATGCTCAGGAAACTAACATATTCTACACTTCTCCTCTATATTATATATCTTATAATGCAAGAGGAGGTTCCCCTGAGGAAAAAATAAGTAACAGTTTTGATATTACAATAAATAATCCTGACCATAGCTTTGACTATGTAAGGGTTTATTCAATAGTAAGAACAAGTATTGATGCTGCTGCTACAACTAAAAGAGTTGTTGATTTAGAGATAGAAGTACCCAAGAGTATTTCTTCTCCTTTATATATTTTTAAGGATGTTACATATAATGTTGTTCCTGCCTATATGAGTAATGTATATCTTATTAAAAGAAACAGTGCAGAAGAACTTGTACAGTGGTATAATACATCAACTTCTACAGAAACTTATGAGAAGTACTTTGAGGGAAGCACCACTGACTATAAGGGAGTAAAACTTGATGATGGAAGAATTATTTTATTTGATAAGCAGGGAATTACCTTTAGAGTAACACTTCCTTCACCAGGGCATTCAGGAATTTACTCTGGTTATAATGTATCTGTTAACAGTGGTCAAATGAAACTTAAAAGTGCTACATATAATATAATAAATTATACTGATACAGGAACTTCAGGTGATACTATAGATCCTACAGAGTTATTGTATGTAGGAGGAGAAGATATAACAGCAGGAACTCTTACACAAAAAGATAATACCTTATTTTTAGGAGATTATACTATAAATGAGAGAAGTCTTAATGATTATAAATCTTCTTTTAGAGGACGTAGAATATTATTTACAACCGCTAATCTTAATGGTGTAGAAGGCTCTTTTTATAAATCTGTTGATTTACCGGATGCTACAGGATATTATCCCTATAAGAATCAACTTAGTGGTAATTCACAAGAAATTACTACTTTTAAATATCTTGAGTGGTATAGATTTGGTGTTCAGTTTCAATATAAAACAGGAAAATGGTCAGAAGCTATATATATAGGAGATAAAGAAAATACTGCACATATTTATACAGGTAACTATTATAATACACAACCAGTATATTTTCCCGTAGGTATAGTTAAACTTGATAATGAGGACATTCTTCAATCTATTTATAATCTTGGTTATAGAAGAGTAAGACCAGTAATGGTTTATCCTTCTTACAGTGAAAGAGAGTGTGTATGTCAAGGCATGTTATGTCCTACAGTATATAATGTTTCAGATAGATATAGTAATACTCCATTTGCTCAATCTTCTTGGTTTATAAGACCTAATGCACCTTTTGATTATAATACTAATGCAAGAAAGATAAAAGCAGGAGATTTAAATAATGATTCAAGTAACTTATGGTTATTACAGATTACAGGAAGTGTTGCTGGAAGTACTTCTGATACTGTGCTTAAAAAAGCTTCTTTATATTCATGGAGTGATGATGGGCACACAGTATATGGATGTCCTCTTTCTGTAACTACTAAAACAGTTAACTCTTCATTGGAAGTTACATTAATTATGTTATGTTATTCTAGTGAAAGCTACTGGTTTATTTATGAAAAGAATAATCTAGATAATAGTTTATATCCTCCTCCTCCCTATGCACCTAATGGCTCAAGTACAGGAACTGTAATAAAGGGTGTTGGTGCTAACACAAGTGATATAACTGTTACTGCTGTAGCTCCTATAGAAGAATTTGAGCCACAGTCAGTAAACAGTGATTATCAGCCAATAACAAACAGTAATAATGCTGCTGGTTTATATTCTGAATATTCAGCAGGTGAAGTACTTACTAATGATAGACATATAATATTAAATGATGGAACAGAAATAGACTTAGATACTATAGATATGGGGTCTGTTGCAGAGTTTAGACACAATAGTCCTATACCTAGTAATGTATATAGGAATGCAGAAATACAATGTATATTCAATCCACCTCCTACACCATATATAAGCCATAATGACAGTATATCTACAGACACAGAGAACAGAAGAACTTTCGTTACTAATAATGCAGAAAATTATTATGTTGACCAGTCTATAGTAACTCTTCATTCTCCTGATATAGAGTTTGACAGTCAGATTCAGAATATCAATACTACTAAGTTAAAATTAAGAATCACAGGAATTATACCTCTTACTTCCTTTATTTCAGATGTGGATATTCAGACTTCTTCTATTACTAATAAATTTAATGATGATAGTAATAGTAGTACTGAACATCCACTAGGATTTTATAAAGAAAGTATAGGGGCAAATAATAATTTTTCAGTAACTGCACCTGATTCTCTATTTGGATATAAGAGTTTACTTACAGAGGCTTTCTGGTTTGATGAATTAACAGATAATAAAAATTCAAATACAGACCATTTATCTACAGGTTTTGCAGTGTATCCTTGGCATAGAGATGGTTCTCTTAATAATACTAAATATGGCAGCTTTAAAACTAACAAGGATGCTGACATAGATAATAGTTATAAGACAGCTAAACTATCTAAGAAAAAAGAGTCTACATTAAGATACTCCTATAAGACTATATTTCTTGATTCTGATAAGATATGGACAGCAGAGAAAACAGATGATGAAGATAATTTTCCTGGTATCTCAGGGGTATCTATATTTAATTCTGATGAAGTTTCATTAGTTAGGATTCCTTCACCAAAAAACTCAGGATTACCTGATATTAATTATTATGGTAATATAGATAAGATTCTTAATGTTACAAGAGTAGGAGAGAAAGCTGATGGCTATCCTATAGTAGTAGCAGGAACTGATTCTGAATATAATAATTCTCATGATATTTTTACTGCAAACTTCTCAAGACTAACAGATAAGAGAGTTGATAATAAAACATATGTTGGAGTAGACCCAGTATCAATAAAATATAAATCCAATATACATGCAGTAATGGCTCTTAACTATAGTGTATCACAGGATACTGATAAAGAAGTTAATTACAAGCAAAAAGTTCTTCCTGGTCTTACAGAATCATTTGTTGATAATACAGGAGCTTCTCAGATAGCTGTAATAAACAGTAATAATTATAGCAGATTAAGTGTGGATCCTTTTACAGGAGTAAGCAGAGCTTCCTTACATCCATTTTGGGATAAAAATAATATATGGTATGGTACTAAGCAAGATATTATTAATATCTCAGACCTTACTAAATATCCATATTATCAAGGAAATACAAGTACTAGTAATTCATCTTACAAGGGACTTAATAGTGGATGGCTGTGGTTAGGTGAATTATATAGGGATGTTAATACTGACACTATATTTGGTGGAACTACTGAAGAAGCTATAGCAAATAATAAATGGCTCCCATGTGGTAAACCAGTATTGTTAACTGACTGTATAAATAGTATAGTTAATAATGGTGAATATCATTTACTATATACTGAAGGAGATACTTATTATCAGAGATATGATAATATAAAAACTTATCCATTTACTCTTGAAGATCAAAATAGTATAGTTGATATAGGTTCCTTTATGTGTGAAACAAGAGTTAATATAGATGGTAGATATGATAGAAATAGAGGTCAGACAAGTAATTTAGTAGTTACTCCTGAAAACTTTAATCAAGTTAATGATGTTTATTCACAAAAAGATGACTTCTTTGTATATAGAGCTTTAGATGCAAATAAGCTTAATCTTAATAACTTTCATAACTCTATAACATGGACTAAAACAAAAATATCAGGAGATTTAATAGATACTTGGACAAATCTAACTTTAGCTTCAACACTTGATTTAGATGGTGATAAAGGAAGTGTTAATGCCTTAAGAAGATTTGGTAATGAAATTATTTCTTTTCAAGATACTGGTATAAGTCAGATTCTATATAATGAAAATATACAGGTAAGTTCTAATAATGGTGTTCCTATAGAGATTGCTAACAGTGGTAAAGTGCAAGGTAAGAGATACCTAGAGGAGAAAGCAGGATGCCATAATAAGTGGTCAATATGTGAAACTCCTACAGGAATATTCTTTATAGATGATATAACAAAGGATATTTGTCTGTTTAATGGTAAACTTGAAAGTATTTCAGATAAATATGGTTTCCACTCATGGATTAATTCAAGGTCTGATAATGTAGATATATGGAATCCTATAGATTTTACAAACATCATAACTTATTATGATAAAGTTAATGGTGATGTATTCTTTGTTTCTGCTGATGAATGCCTTGCCTTTTCAGAAACTTTTGGGCAGTTTACTTCATTTTACAGCTATGAACATACTCCATACTTTGCTAATATTCATGATAGGGGTGTTTCTTTTAATACTTATAAGGATACATCTTCTGATAGTGCATATCATGCTTGGTTACATAATGAAGGAGATTATAATATATTCTTTAATAAGTTTAATTCTTTCTATACTACAGTAGTCGTTAACCCTGATATGCAATATGATAAAATATTTGACACTGTTGATTTTAGAGCAGACAGTTGGGATAGTAATAATAAATTATTAGATACTACTTTTAATAAATTACATGTTAAAAATGAATATCAGGATGGTGTCTCTGACCTTACTACTATAGGTGTAAGAGGGGCTTTTTCCTCAATATATATACCTTCATCACTTAAGAGAAAATTCAGAGTGTGGAGAGCTAAGATTCCAAGAAGCTCTACTACAGAGACAGGAAGAATACAAGATAGAATAAGAAATCCTTGGATATATCTTTCTCTTATCATGGATAGAGAAAATAGAGATAAAACTATTTTGTATGATATGATGGTACATTATTTTGAATAACTTAGTTAATAGCAGATAAATAAATCATTTATCTGCTATTAGTTTTTTTAATAGATACTTTATTTAATCAATACATTTACTTATCTTTGCAAATAAAATATTAGTTTATGGCTAAAAGAAAATACTCAAGGAAGTCTAATAGACTTATTAATAGATATGATGATGCAGGAACCCTTAATCATGGTTCCAGTAGCTTAACAGGTTCTTCAAAGCAAAGTCTTGCTGATACTCTCTTAAAGTCACCTAATCTAAGTACTAAATTAGGTGGAGCAGCAGCACATGTACCTCATGTATCATCAGGAAGTACAGCAGGGAATAGTAGTAGTAGTAGTAGTGGAAGTAGTAGTAGCAATATTAATACTAATAATACCAGTAATACTACTTCTGATGGGAGTAGCATATTTGGTTTAAGTTCTGATAATTTAGGTGCATTATCTGGGGCAGTAGGTACAGCAGGGTATAGTATTTTAAGTGATGGACTTGATTCAAAAGCTGGGTCTACTATTAATAGTATAGGAAGTACAGCAGGGAATATAGTAAGTATGATTCCTGGTGGTCAAGTTATAGGAGCTGCTATTAAAGCAGGTTCAGGGGTTGTTGGTGGACTTACTAATAAGTTATTTGGAGCTAACCTTAATACTGAAAAGATAGATAGTATTAAAAGTAATAATAATTCACTTAATACACTAAACATAGGAGAAGGTGATACAAATTACTTAGCTAATAGTTGGAATAGTATTAATTTTGGCTCAGACTTCTCTAAAAAGAATATAGGTAGAGATGGTATATTCAGTAATAAGGCAAGTAATACATATAAAAGACTTAGAAATCAACAGAATGTAGCCAGATCAAATGCCTCTTTATTATTTAATAATGCAGTAAATAATTCAGACTATAATAATGATTTAAATATGATGGCAAATTATTCAGCATATGGAGGTCCTTTAGGAGGATATGGATATAATAATAGTGCTGTAGGATATGATTTATCAATGCAGCAATTAGCTAATCAAAGACTTAATACTCTCAACCAGAGTAAATTAACTTCTATGCCTAATTCATTTGGTGCTACAAATACTTCAAATACTCTCTCTAATGGAGGTTCCATTTATATTAATCCTGCTAATAGAGGTAAGTTTAATGCTACTAAAAAAGCTACAGGAAAATCAACTGAAGAACTTACTCATAGTAAGAATGCTCTAACAAGGAGGAGAGCAATATTTGCACAGAATGCAGCTAAATGGAATCATAAAAAGGCTTTTGGTGGTGATTTATCTGTTAATGGTGGTGATTTTCCTACAGGATTACTTAATATAGGTACTGGAGGAACTCATGAACAGAACCCTAATGAGGGAGTTCAGATGGGCGTAGATAATCAAGGAGTACCTAATTTAGTAGAGCAGGATGAGGTTGTATATAATGATTATGTTTACAGCAATAGACTTAAAGCTACTAAAGACTCCCTTAAAGCAGGGCAGCTTCCTGATAAGTATATAGGAAAATCTTTCTCAGATATAGCTGAATTATTAGGTAGAGAATCTGAAGAAAGACCTAATGACCCTATTAGTCAGGCAGGTCTTAAAGATAATATGGACAGACTGCAAACTTCACAGGAAGACTTAAAGCAGACTAAACAGCTTAATCAGTTCAGGAGATTACCTAAAGAACAGCAGTTAGCTATAATGCAGCAAGGACAACAGATGCAGCAAGCTCAACAGGCTCAACAAGGTAATCCTCAAGAGCAGCAAGGTTTGCAAGTACCTCAAGAGTATATGCAGTCTGATAATAGGGAACCTCAGTTTGGCTTTGGTGGTAATTTATTTTTAGGTGGTGGTAATAAGAAAAAACTACACTTTACATCTTCAGACTTTATGAGAAATACTGACAGAAACATGTTTATGACACCTGAAGAAAAAGCTGCTTATTATAATGGTAACAATTATAATGTTGTAGACTGGAATAATGTGAATCCTGCTTTTGATAATAGTATTAATGTTGGTTATGTTCCTTATTATAGCAATAAATCTGTTAATGATGTGCAGAATATGGAGAATAGTAGTAACTATCAAGCATTTACAAACTATATACTAAATAATGATAATGACTATACAAGAGCATATATAAATAATCTTAATAATAAATTAGGGAACAACATGCTTCTTGATTCTAAAGGTAATAGAGTTTCAAACTTTAATACTTTATATAATAACCTTAGAAATGACCATAAGCAAGGATATGCCCATTTAACACCAAGTTTTTCTGAAAAGTCTGCTTTCCCTAAGATAAATGTATTTAAGGATGATGCTGGAAATATATATTGGGATAAAAATTCTGCTGCACAAGCAGGGTATGATATATCTAAGGATATAGCAAATACTACAGATAAGGCAAATGAAACAAAACTTATTATGGGTAATATTACTAATCTTAGTAATCCTGAAGGCAGAGCAGGTATTATAGAGGATAATATTAAGTATAATAATAATAATAGTAAGGAAGAAGATGAACCTTATACTCAAGACTTAGAGCCTACATGGATGAGATATGCACCAGTAGTAGGCTCTGCATTAGGTGTATTCTCTGATGCTATGGGATGGACTAATAAACCTGATTATACTAATGCAGACATAATAGCAAATTCAGTAAATCATTTATCAAATGTATCAGCAACTCCTGTAGGAAATTACTTACAATATAATCCATTTGACAGAGATTATTATATTAATAAACTTAATGCACAGGCAGGAGCTACAAGAAGAGGAGTAGTTAATGCTTCTAATGGTAACAGGGCTACAGCTACAGCAGGTATTCTTGCTGCTGATTATAATGCACAGAATCAATTAGGAGACCTTGCAAGACAGGCAGAAGAATATAATCTTAAACAGAGAGAGGATGTAGGAACTTTCAATAGAGGTACTAATGAGTTTAACTCTGAGAGCAGTCTTAAAGCACAGATGGCTAATAAACAGAATGATGAGCTTAGAGTTAATGCTGCTTTGCAGTCTGCTAAATTAAGAGATGATATATTTAATAGAGCCTCAGCAGGAAGAAGTGCTAATCTTACTAATTTATTTAATAATATGGGTAATATAGGCAGAGAAAACTATGCAAGGAATATGATTACAGCAAACCGTGCATTAATGTATGCACCTACTGCTAATGGAGGACAAACTTATAAAGCTAAAGCAGAAGCTCTTAAAAAGCAAGCTAATGCTTATCTTAAAGCTAAAAATAAAAGTAAAAAGAGTAATGGAGGATACCTTACTATTAATAATAAAAGAGGGAGGAAACAAGCATGAGTAATTATAATTTAGTAATTAATTCTCAATTTCAGCCCTTCTCTTATCAAGAAATGTTAGACCCAGTATTAAGAGCTACACAAGCACATCAGGATATTGAAAATCAATATAGTGAACTTGCCACTAAAGCTAATATATGGGAGAATATGGCTAATGAGCAGACAGACCACAATGCTTATACTATGTATAAGAACTATTCAAACTCATTAAAGGCACAGGCAGATGATTTGGCTAAAAATGGTCTTACTCCTTTAAGTAGGGCTTCTCTTATGAATATGAAATCAGATTATTCAAAGTATATTATTCCTATAGAGCAAGCATTTACTAAGAGAGCTAAAGAAGCTGAGGAACAAAGGAAAGCTAATGCTGTTAATCCTTATATAAGACCAAGTAGGGATGCCTCTACAACAAGTCTTGATGATTATATAGATAATCCTTCTCTTAGTTATACTTCTATTGACGGTAAGCAGATTATGTCACAGACAGCATCTATGGCAGCTGCATTTGCTAAAGACCTTACAGAGCATCCAGATAAACTTAAAGAGATATTCCCATTTCAATATGAGGGTAAATTTAAAAATGGTGCTTCTTATCAGGATGTACTTGCAGCTATTAATGATGGTATGGCATCTGGTAATCCAAGTATAGTTAAAGCTCTTCAGGGTATGAGGGATATAACTGTTAAGTCTTCAGGTATAAGTAATTTCAGTGAGGCAAGGCAGCAGGAACTTATGCCATTTGTAAACAGTATGGCTAATGCAGGTTTATTTCAAGGAATAGGTACTACACAGTATAAGGATTATGAGGATAGATATAATATGCAGTCTGCATTAGCAGCACAGCAGCATCAGTATAGACTTGATGAACAAAAACAGGCAGCACAATTGAGTAATCAAAATACTTTCTCAGGTAAGGATGCAAACCCTATGAATTTATATACTCCAGCAGAGGTTAAAGAATTAGATGCAGCTGCTAATAAATATAAACAATACTTTACTAAAGGAGCTAATGGTCATTATTATATAAATAATGCAGGAATAAAATTATATAATGCTAAGCAAACCCAATATAATGGGGTTTTATATGGTGGTAATGTAGTTCCAGTTAAACAGCCCAATCTATTTAAGCAATATATAGATAGTATAGGTGCAGGTAAATTTATGAAAGCTAATAAAAATGGTAGAATTGCAGGTCCAGGAAGAGTAGGATTACTGTTTGAACAATCTATTAATAGAGGCAGACTAAATGCTAATAGAGACATTGCCTATAGAGTAGGAATAGCTAATAGAAAAGATTTTGCAGATACTTATATAGGAGCTTATCATGGTAGTGGGGATATTCCTACTATGGAGTATGTCAATGAAAATGGTAAGAGATACTTTAAGCAGACAGGTACTATAAGCAGAGATAAATTAGATGGAGCTACATTTACTACACATATTATAGGTGGTAAGAAACATGGTGATGCTATAGAAGTTAAACTAAAAGATAATACTTCTATTTATCTGCCTGTTAATAGAGCTATGAATATATTTAATTATAACAGAGCTGATAGTTATGCTGATACAGCTAATGATTTACTTAGTAAATTTAAAAATAAAAACTTAACTCCTAAGCAGAAAGAATACCTGTATAATGCAATTAAGATAAATCAAATGTATATTAATCAGCAAGCAGCTACTGTAAATCCTGAGTCAGGTATGAAGACTATCAATTATGATAATACTGTTTCAGGAAATCTTGACTATAGTGATGATTCTGATTTGAATAATGAAGATAGCAGTCAGAATAATTAACTGCATGGAACAATATATTAATAATAGTAATAATTTATAATTATGCCTAGAAAGAGTAAACAGAAAGCAAGTGTTAATTTTGATATAACTAAGCAAGGACCTGAAGGATATAGACAACTTCAGGCTCTTAATAATGAAGCTTATCAGAAGGCAGTTCCTGATGACAGCACAATAAATTCTATTAATGATTGGATAATTAAAAATCACCCAAATAATTATATAACTACAAGTGACCCTAGTCTTGTAGGAGATACTAGAATAAGTTCACCACTTACTGGAACTAATAGGTCTTGGGGTCAAAGTAAGTTTGATAATCCATCAGCTACAGACACTGACTTTACAGAGGAAGGCTTAGGTGATATAAGAGCTAATAATCAATCAGGTATAAATCAAATAGCTAATGGTATAGCTAAGATGGGAGGTACAGCTCTTACTACTTTCTTAAGTGGTCTTTCTAATATAGTTGTAGGTATTCCTACAGCTATAGGTGAAGGAAGATGGTCAGGACTATGGGATAATGAAGCTTCCAAGGCTTTAACAGATGTAGATAATTATTTTGAAAATAATTTTACTAATTATAGAACACAAAAACAGAAAAATGCTTCATGGCTGAGTACAGATAATTTACTGTCTACAAGTTTCTGGGCAGATGATGTTATAAAAAATGCTGGCTTTATGTTAGGTGCAGCAGCTTCAGGAAGTACTTTTGCAGGAGGTCTTGGTCTTATTTCAAAGGCTACAGGACTTCTTAATGCAGCTTCTAAAGCAGGTAAGATAGCTAAGACTACTTCTACTTTATTAAGTTCAGTATTTTCAGCTGCTGGTGAAGGTGCTATTGAAGCTAAACAAGGTGTAGACAGTGAAGTCAAACTTAACAATGCACAGCTTGAAGACATTATATATTCTAAATATAATGCAGCACAGGCAGAGTATAATGCTACTAAAGGTAATCTTGTAAGAGGAAGAGATGGTAGGTATTATGACCCTGCATATGAGAAATTCAAGAATACACAAAACCAATTACAGCAAGAACTACAGGCAGGTAAAGCACAGATAGCTGAAGATGGTAGGAAAATGGGTAATAGAATTATGGCACTTAATATACCACTATTAACATTTGGTAACTTGCTTCAGTTTGGTAAGGCTTTCTCAAAATCTTATGAAAGTGCAGCTAAAATAACGGCAGCTACTAATAAAGCAGAAGGAGCTGGATTTATAAAAGCAGGAGTTAAAGATATAAGTGGAACTACAAAAGAAGCTACTGCTAAAGCAGGAGCAGGAACTGCTGTTGAAAATCCATTTAATTATAGTGCAAAGGCAGTATTACCATTACCAAGAGTAAGAGCAGCTTTAGTTAATCCTGTTAAAGAAGGTGCTGAAGAAATGAATCAGCAATGGATTCAAAGTGGTGTTGGTGATTATTATCATAGAGAAGACCCTAATGACTATTGGAGAGCAAGACTAGACCCTGAGAGTGTAAAGACAGCAGCATCTGCTGTAGGTGCTTTTAGTAAAGGCTTTAATGAGTCTTGGGGGGATTTTAATCAATGGGAGCAATTTGCAGTAGGTGCTTTAACAGGTGCTATAGGTATGGGTATGCCTACTAAGGTGTTTAATCAGGATAAAACTAAATCAAAGTTAGACCCAAGAAGATATATATCTTGGGAGGGAAGTTCTATTCAAAAAGTAATGGATTATAATAGAAGAATGAAGAATGCTAAAACTAATGCAGAGGCATTAAACAGCATAACTTCTGAAGAAGACTTCTTTAATAAAACATTACTTGACTTAGGAGTACAGGCTTATCATCAAGCAAGGCAGAATAATGCTGTTGACAATAATGATAAAAAGACATATAAGGATGAAGATGAGAAGAAAGTAGCAGCAACTATACAGGCATTTGCAAGAGCAGGTAAGATTGATGACCTTAAAGCTATGTATAGTGCTTATTCAGAGAATATGTCTGATGAAGATATACAGAATCTTATAGATAAGAGTACTAGAAAAGTTACCTCTGCTGAAAAGAAGGCAAATGTGACAGCATATAATTCAAGAAGAGATAACCTTGAAAAGAAGATAGCAAGAATGGAGGCAATGCTTAGAGGAGAAAACCCTGAAAGTAATGCTGATGATAATACTGGGGAAGATGATAATAGGTATAGAGAGACTAATGAAGGCAGTAGTCTTTCAAGGAAAGAAAGAAAACAGATAAGAAGAAATCTTGATATAGCAAAGAAAGCTCTTAAAGAATTAAAAACTCAAGAACCTACTTATAGTGAGGTAGATTTGAACAGAGATACTTATATAGGTACTTATGTAAATGAGGATAATGTAAGAAAGATAAATGAGAAAACAGGAAGTCAATATACTAATGATGATATAAGGCAGGAGCTTTCAAGAAATTCAAAAGTTCTTAATGAGAAAGTAGATTCTTATTTAAATGCTATGAAAGATGTTAATGCTATGACTCATGGAAAGCTTACTACTGACCAAGAGGATAATCTTACATATTTATATCACATGTCTAATGCTGATAATAAGAGAATAGATAGTATAATGGAGGCAGAGAAGAGTAATTTTCCTAGTTCTCTATTTGTTAAGGCTGAAGAGGGTGATACAGCTGATAAAATAGCTAAGTCATATGGTATAGATGAAGGTAGAGTTACTATAGATGATAAAAGTACTCCTAAAGGATTTGCAGCTATAGATACAAAGGGGCTTAATACAAAAGATATTACAGGTATATACTTTAGTGCTACAGCAACTAAGGAAGGAGCAGACTCTTTTAGTAAAAAACTTATAGATGGTATGAGAAAAGCTGGCAAATCTGAATTACAGATTAATAATACTATTGGTAATCTTAATGATGCAGGGGCTTTAAGAGCAGATTCTCATACTTTCTGGGGCACTTATGTTGAGTATATGAATAATCCTGAATTAGTAGATGAAGCTAAGGCAAAAGCAGCTAAAGATGCACAGGATAAAAATACTCAAGATGAAGTTAATGATAATATGTCAGGTATGTTACCTTCAGATTTAAATAGTAAGTATGATGAGAATACTCTGCAAACTGCTCTTGATGCTTTAAATAAAAAAAGTAATAGGACTTCTGAAGAAAATGAGATTATAAATAGTATAACAACTGCTCTTAAGATTAGGAAAAAGGCAGTAAATATTAAAGAAAAGCTAAAGCAACATGAGGATGCTGAGACTGCTGCAAGAGCTTCTCAAGCTATGGATAATAGTGTAGCTATTAGTGATGATGTAGTGCAGTCTCTCAATTTAAACAGTCAGGCTTTTAATCCTATAGATAGTAGAGAAACATTAGGTGATGAACAATATAGTGCTATAGCTAATAAAGTTACAGCAGACTACTATGCTAAAGAGGGTATTGACCCTAATAATCCTGTACTTACAGAAGAGCAGAAGAATACTTTATTAGATAGAATAGAAGAAGAGACAGAAGCAGAGGCACAGAAAAAAATTGATAAGACCAAGGAGGCATTAGAGAGAGCAAAGAATGCTGTTGATTTAGATGAGAAAGAATTAGAGGATTTGCCAAATGCTGAAGCTCTTAATAAGGAAGTTGAAGCAGCTAAAGCAGAATCAGAGAGAGACAATCAGGGTAAAGACCCTAATGCTGCTCCTCCTGTGAATAATCCTAATGGAACAGTTAAAGGGGAACCAGAGAAGAAAGCTGTTGACCATAGAGTTGTAACTCCTAATATTAGTGAGATAGATGACAGTAGTAATAGTATAGAATTAACTAATTCTAGTACTAATAAGGATAAAGAAAAGTCATTAACTACTAATCCTGAAAGTGATAAATATAATTATTGGAAAATAGGTACTTCACAATATAGTAGAGGTATTGCAGGTGTTAAAAGTGGTCAGTCTTATGCTAAATCTATAGAAGGTAGAACAGACATAAGTGAAAAGAAAAGAAGTTTCTATGCTAAATTATGGGATTTCCTGAATACTCAAGGAGTATTTACAAGAGCTAATCAAGGAGGAGATAAAGAAAGTTCTATAAAGAATGATACTAAAGTACACTTTGCTATATCTAAAGAATTTGAAGAAAAGTTTAATGGGGAGAGTGAAGTTCCTGTAGTAATATTTATACTTGATAAGAAGAATAATATTATAGGAGACTTACCAAGTAATATGGATGGAAACTCCTTTGATAAATATCCTGGACTTAGAGATTTCTATAATATAGCTATAAGTAGATATAATGAAGCAAGTAACAAGGGTAAGATAGCTGATGGTGCTATGTTTACTATTGAAGGATATGAGTCTAAAATATCAGGATTATATGTTGGTACTCCTAAATATATACAGAATGATAAAAGGAATACCCTTAATACTATAAGTCCTACAGGAGTAAAGATAGGAATACTTGTTGGAGAAAATAAAGATGGTAGTGCAAAGATAATATATAATAATTCTTGGAATGAAGATGCTAATGGAAGTAATATAATAATGTCTCCATTAAATGCAAAACTTGGTAAGCCATTTTTGCTTATAAGAACTTCTGACCCTAATAGAAGATACTATCCTGTAACATTTACTATGCAAGCATATAATAGTGATAGTAACTTTGAACTTACAAGGATAATTAATAAGCATCTTGAAAGTCTTAACTCCATAGGAAAAGATGATGCTATGCAGTGGAAAGATACTTTATTATCATTATTAGCTATAGAAGATAATTCAGATACTTTTCTTGATATAGAAAATGGTAAATTAAGAATTAATGGTGAGGTATTCATTAAGACTAAAGATGGTTTTAATATTCAAGATATAAAGACATATTTGAATAATCATAGTATTCCTTATCAAGTGGAACTCAATAATATAGGAGGAGAAATTAAAGATTCTGGAGGAGTAACAGTAGCCTATAATAATCTTATAGGTGAGATAGGTATGACTAACATAGAAGCCAATGCTTCTCATACAGTTAATGATTTCTTTACTATCAATCCTATAACTAAAGCAGGAACTAATACTAAAGCAGGAACTATTGCATCTACAGAAAGTAATCCTACTGCTCAAAAACAGAAAACTGCTGAGGAGCTTGCTAAAGAACAATATAATAAAGACCTTACTAATGCAGAGAAAACAGTAAGAGATGCTAAGAAAGCACTGAATGACAGTAAAGCAATTATAGAGTTTAGAGAAACTCAAATAAAAATGCTGAATGAAAAATTAACTGCTCTTAATAATGGTAATTCTGACCCTGCTTATGATAATAAAGAGATTGTTGAGTCAACAATTAAAGAGTATCAAAAGGATGTGGATGACAATAATTCTAAAGAGCAATCTCTAAAACAGAAATTATTAGATGCTGAAAATAACTTAAAGAAAGTAAAAGAGAATGGAGTGCAAGTAAGTAGTCAGAATAATGCACAGTCTTCTAAGATAACTATAGGTACAAAAATTAGTTATAATGTAAACCCTCTTACAAATGAGTGGATAACTCTTACTGTAGATAGTAGTCCTAATATGTATGGAAATTTTATGCTGATTGATGATAAAGGCAGTGAATATCCTACTAATTTGCAGTTTGAGAATAATAAATGGAAGCTGCTACCTGAGAGTACTAATAACAGCAGTAATAATAATAATAATAATCAGGATTTAACTTCAGTACCTCAAAATGCTGATAGTAGAGAAGCAAAGTTAGACAGTCTTAATTTAACTAATACTGTATCTGATGATATAATAATAAGTAATATAAGAGAGCATATATCTGATGAAGACTTACAGACTTTAAGCAACTTAAGAACTCCTAAGAGAAATAAAATACTTAGGGAAATCAGTGCTAAACAAAGTGAAAAAACAGAGAGTATATCAGAAGTCATAGCACAGCTAACTAATACAAGATACTCAGAGATAAAAGAAAATAATTCTAATGTAACAGAGTCTGAGAAACTTAAGAGGCTTGAAGCTATAAGAAGAGAAGAAAGAAAACTTGCTAAAATATTACCCCAGCTAAGTAGAGATGAAAGAGTAAGATTAATAGAAGGTTTTATTAAGATTAAAGGTAGTAGGAATAGATATGCCTATGGTAGATTTAAAGATGGTCTTATAGAAGTAAGTAAGTTAGCTGCAAGAGGTACTACTTATCATGAAGCTTTTCACTTTGTATTTAATTGTCTTATGACAGACAATGAGATTAATTATACTATGAAAGCTGCAAGACAGAAGTATGGTAATAATCTATCTCTACTTCAGCTTGAGGAAAGACTGGCAGAAGACTATAGACAATATACACAGGATGAAGAAGGTTATATAGGCTTCTTTACAAGACTATGGAGAAGTCTTAAGAATTTTGTCAATAAACTAAGAGGTAAAGACTTAGAGCTTAATAAAGTATTCTTTGATATTAATAATAGTAAATATTTTAATAGAGAAGTGCATACTTCAAGAGCTAATAATACTAATAGGAATAAGGGAGAAGAATATACTCAAGAGATGAAGGATATTCTTACTAAAGCTCCAAGAGATGCTGAAGGTAATTTATTAGCTCCTAATGGTAAAAAGTCAAATTTAACTGAAAGGCAATATGTTCACGTAAGAACTAAAGCATTTAAGGAGTGGTTTGGTGATTGGGAGAGTAATCCTAAAGAAGCAAGTAAAGTAGTAGATGAAAATGGTGAACCATTAGTTGTTTATCATAGTGGAAATAAAGGTATTAATATTTTTAATAGAGAATTTGATAAAAAAGGCATAGGAAGACAATTTTGGGGAAACGGTTTTTACTTTGGTGGTAAAAACAGTATAGATAAATGGTCTGATTTATATAAGTTAAAAACTGGAAATACAGCTTCTGTGTATGAAGTGTTTTTAAATATTAAAAATCCTACACATAAAGCAATAAAAGGTGAGGTAAGTGCTTCTGAATATGATGGAGCTATTTTTGAACCAATGAAATCTTCTAATGGAGATACTGATTGGATGTATATTATAGGTAATTCTAATCAAGTTAAATCAGCAACTGATAATATAGGAACTTATAGCACTACCAATGATGATATAAGATTCAGAGAGATAAAAGTAGTACAAAGTGAGCAGGAAGCCTATGATTTAAAAAGAGAGTATGATGCTATAGATAAACCATCTATAAGAAGTTTTGTTGAAAAAGCAAAAAATAGGATGATTAGAGATGGAGAGTCTACAGAAGGTGGAGTTGCTACTTGGATAATAATGAAGTTAGGTAACGGATATAATAATGTATTAAAGGTAGTTCAGCCATACTTAACTGAAACAGGTAAAGGTTCTTGGATACCTATTATAATATCAAAAGAAGATTATATGAGGTCATTAGGCAGATACTCTTATATTGAAAACTTTACACAGGCAGTAACAGATGCTGAAAAGTTATCAGATATTGATGATGAGGAACTTGATTACCATGAGAAGGCTTTATTTAATTGGGATTCTTTAGACCCTGAGTCAAAGAATAGGATTAAAGAGGATTATGCAAGTGAAATAAAAGCCAAAGTAGAATGGGATAATATGTCTGTTGATACAAGGGAATATACTCTTAGATGTAAGTTATAAATATAATAAGAGAATAAAAAAAATAAGGGGATATACTAATTAAAGTATATCCCCTATTTTGTATAGTCTTATAAAGACTTAATAATTAATACCCTGAAGGTCTTGCATAAAATTGAATACTATTATCAATCTCATTAACAAATTTATCAACCTGCTTATATTGCATAACTCCTGGAATTGGTGCCCTGTATAAATTCTTCTCAAATGTACTATAACCTTTATATGGTCCTGTAGAAATCTCATTAGTCCAGTCTCTTGGGTCTATTGCACTACCTATAAGATTAACTATATTATTAACCATACTTATAGAGGCAGCAGGAGATTGCACTGTTTTTAATATTTCATTAGCCATTGTAGTACTTGGAGTAAGATTACCTAACTCATGCACTAGTCTCTTACTTGAGTATTCTGCAAATTTCATAGCCCATGGTCTCTTTTTATCATCAGGCCATTCAATAATATTAGCAAGAAGCCAGACAGCAAAGAATTGTGCTACTTCTGCAAGAACTCTTTTTATATTAGCTTTCTCATGGTTTGACATATTATGCCATTGCTCTCCTAATTGAACTTTACCTCTAACAAGATTATTTATCATTTTTGCAAATGTAACATAATATCCTTCTTCCCATTGTTCAGTAGATATTGAATACTGTGCTTTTTGAAATCTCTTATTAAATTGAGGTTTCATCCATTTTCTATACTGCATTATAAGTCTGCCCATAATAACTCTATTGGCAGCCATTCTATCTTCATCATTATAAATACCAAACAGAGTCTGATTTACATGAGCTACTTTCCTTGTAAATTTATGTATATCAAAGAGTTCACCATTAGCAGTAGTAGTTCCTTCAGGAATGGTCATCTGTTTAATGCTATTATTATCTTTAAATACATTACTTATAGTTAGAGCATCCCACAAGGATATAGTTCCTTTGCCTGGAACTTTAACTTTTTCATGTTTAGCCATAGCTATTGCAGTTCTATTATATAACCAATGATCTCCACCATCCTGCCCTATGAACTGTATATCTTCACCAAATAATCTTGCTACCCAATTACTTCTCATGTTCTTATGAGAACCACTCTTACTAAAGTTCTGTCTTATATCAAAAAGCTCATCAAATAGAGCTAATTTACTTTTTTTATTTCTACTTCCAAGCTCACTTACAAAAGCTCCTATATACTTTGTATATTCTTTGTCAGCAATAAGTAATTCTTTTGCAGTAAAGTATTCTCCTGCTGCTGCTTCTATATTCTGCATACTCACACCAGTAGCAACATTAGCTTCATTAGCTAAGAAGTTAAATCCAAGTTGTGCTGTTGAGGATAATCCTAAGAACCAACTAGTAAGTTTATTTTTATTAACTGCTTTCTTAAATACATCAAATGTACCTGAATCCTTTAAGTATTTATGATAAATCTGAGATTCCATAAAGTCATTCAGCTTCTTTTCTATATTAGTTCCCTTAGGGTCAAACACAGTATTTTTAACTTCAACTCCTGCTGCTTTAAAGGTTTCATTAACTATCTTATTTCCTCTTGTACTCTGTACCTGTCTTGCTTCTTGAACTAGTGTTCTTCCTGTTTCAAGAGGGTCTACTATCTTATCAAGTTCCTCATAGTTATTTGTAGAAGCAGTATATGCTATTAAAGTACCAAATATATCAGTAGAAAGTTCATTGGAATTTTCTAATGAATTAGTATATAATTTAGGTAACACCATAAACTCTTTACCATTAAAGTCAGTAAGACCTCTTCTTGACTTATCACCATAGATAGAGTCATCATCAGCTCTTTCTAAGAAGGTACTTGCTATATTATCTTTTATATTAGTCCATATAGAACTTGGTGAAGAAGCTGAGTCTATAAATCTTTGAATACCATCTTTTCTTATCTGTATAGCCTTAAGATTATTAGTGTCCTCTGAGTACTTAATATCATGTTTAGCTTTAAACTCAAGAAATTTTTTCCATATAATCTTCTGGTGTGCAGTTAATTTATTAAAATCTCTATTATGATATACTCTTGGATTTGCATAATATCTTCCATCAATACCTCTGACTGCATGTTCTCTTAACCATGCTTTTCTCTCTTCTGCTTTAGCACTTACTTTATCCTTATCTGTAGGATTCTTGCCATATTTTTTATCAAGCTTATCAGATTCATCTTTTAAGTCTTTATAGTACTGTGTTGAATTTATTTCACTTATATAATTACCTGTTTTATTTCCTTCTTTATCCCTTTCAAACATCCATTCATATGAGGTTATTCCATAGGATTCTGCTTCTTGTCTAAGTGCCTGTATTTCCTTAAATTCCTTAATACTTTCAAGTCTTGATTTATCAACAGCTCTCTTATATACTTCATCAAATGCCTGTAATAATACATCTGAACTATCAGCCATAGAATCAAGCCATCTATCTAAAAATGATATATCACTGCTTGCCTTTGTAAGAAGTTCTTCTACTGTAATTTCATTACCTGCACTATCTTTCATTGATGTAGCTATTTTCTTCCCTAATATAGGCTCAAGGTATTGTGCAAATGCAGGTAAGACGGTTTTAAGATATTTACTTGTCAAGAGTTGTGACTGTGTATTTAAGTCTTTTATAAGTTCACTCATATTAAGTACTTCTTTTCCTAAAGGAGTTTCTACAGTAAATTCTTTCTTAAAATCACTATCTTCATCAGTTTCCTCATTATAAGCATCATTAAGTTCTTTTATAAACTTACTATATGAATCAATAGTTACTCTTATACCTCTAAGGGTCTTAAATTTTTTAGGAATATCAGTTTCTGTACCTATATTATCAAGTACTAAAGAAGATGACTTGAATGAATCTACTGCTTGTTTAGCATAATTTAAAAGTCCTAATACTGTATGCTCTTTATCTGCTGCTTGTTTCTTTAATGCATCTATATCCTTTTTAATAGCTTCTTTTCTTTCAGATGTAGGATTAGTTATCTTATATCTCTTAACTTCAGTATTAATAGCATTATTAAGTATGTCTATATTTCTTTGTATTTTTTTACTGAGAGCATTAAAGCTAGCTTCTCTCTGACTCTTTGCTATATTTTCTTTAGAAAGCATAAAGGTACCTGACATTATCTTCTCAGCCATGGTATTCATAACTATCTGTGCATCACTTATAGACCTTTCTACATCATTGAAGTTCATTTTCTTGAACTTATTTACAATATAATTAAATGCTCTTCTAAGTAAATTACTTGGTTGTGTTTTCTCACTTAACTGCTCTTTTAAACTAGTTTGAAGAAGCCTTCCTAAAGCTTCCTCTGCTACTAACTGCATAGCATTATCATAACCCTCATAGTAATTAAGAGTATCATAATAATCATCTTCTCCTAATATATTCATAAGGACATCAGGATTATCAGCAAGACTTTTTATTGACCTACTTATAAGAGGCTCTGTTCTCATAGCTCCTATAATAAGATGTGAAAACTCCTCACTAAGGGCTTTATATCCCTCAGTATTATTAGCAAGTTTTATCATAGATACTATATCTTCTGCAATTCTTTTTGCTGTAGAAAAGTCAGTTACACCAACTCTACCTGCACCCACTTCCTCATCAGTAAGCATACCTATGTTTACTCCTAAAGGTTCAAGTATAGATACTATCTTATCATTAAGTACTCTTGTAGCCTGTTGCCCAGCAGCTTCTTTAGCAGTTTCAGCAGTCTTCTCTTTAACAGAGACTGCTATTTTACCATCATCATTAGTTTCAACAGTAGCAACATATTTATCACTGTTCTCATCAGTCCTATTGAAATTAAGAGCATCAACTAAAGCTAATTTATAATTATCAATAGTGTCATCCCTTTTAGGGAAATGCTTATTTAATTCTCTTATTACTGTATCCTTACCAAGAAAATTTTTTATTACAGAGTTTTTCATAAGAGAAGCATATGTAGGAACACCCTCAGCATCTAAGCTGAGAGTGTCCTTAAAGTCCTGAATAAACTTTGGGTTAGTACTTATATTATATATTTTACAAGCACTGCTATAGCCAAAGTTACTCTTCAATTTATAAAAAGTTTTTACTCCCTTTTTAGGAGCATATACACATGAAGCCATATTTTATTAATTATAATTATTCATTTAACAAAAGTTTGCAGCATTTCTATGATTTTGATAATTAGTAGCAGAACCTTCAATAGTCTCATCCCCTGTAGCACTTGCAAGTTTTTTATTAAAACTTTCCAGATTATCTATACCTCCATTTTGCAGTGTACTTACCATTTCTGATGAGTCTACACTCATAGTAAAGCTATCTGCATTAATACTGTTATTACCTATAGTAGCATTATCATTATTTTCATCAAGTGACTTAGCAGTATTCTGCATTTGCTCTACCTTACTACTTTCATATGTCTTTCTTTTATACTTTTGCATATCACTTATACTACCATTAATATTATAATAAGGAATACCATTTGTATCAGGGGTTTTTACTCTTGAATACTCTACTAAATCTGAATTATCAGAATTATGAGTGTTTTTAAGCAGCAATTCACCTGAGTCAGAATCTAATTTAATATATTCATATTGTACTCCTAAATCAGAGGTGGCTTTCTCAGTATCAACAGTAATTATTCCATCACCATTTATATCATCTGTGTTAAGTTTGAATCTAGGAACAAACTGCCTTAATACTCCTTTAGAAGTTATGCCTATATAGTTATTTAAATAAAATAAGGGTAGAAATTTACTCCATTTTTTATTTTCAATTATACTGCCTTCCATATCTCTAAGACATTTTACATACTCTGGGAAACTTGTATAGAATGTAGTACTTAATAGATTACCTATACTATTAGGACCAAACTGAGTTCCCTCACTATAATAAACATATCTTAGTAAGTCTACTGCTATTTCTTGAGCATCTTTAGCTTTTTCCCCACTCATATAAAGAAGATTGTCAAAATCACTCATAAGCATTTGCTTCATAAGGTCATTTACTCTTGCAGATTCATTTATAATCAGCTTACCATCCTTTATCTCAAGAAGTCTTATAGCACTTAAAGAAGCTATATCCTTATTTTCTTCTTTACTAAGCTTTTTAAATAAATCCTGTGGGAACTTATAAAGGTAGTAATCTCTTTTTCCTTCATAGGTTTCTCCATTATCAGGATCATCTCCAAGTAAGGTAGTATCACTAAGACCAAAAGTAATAAGCTCTGAGTAGAATTTCTCAATTATACCTACATCTACAGTATCATGTGGGCTATTAATAAATAATGCATTAAGCATAGAGTCTGCATAATCAGAAAGCTGTACAAAATACTTTTTATCTATCTCAAGTCCTAGCTCTATTCCTAATGAATACATAGCTTGTAGCATAGGTATTTTAGATGACATGAATCTTTGTAGTTTTTCTATTTTACCCATCTTTTGGGAAACTACATTATTTGCTATAATGCCTTCTGTTCCTGTAAGATATAATAATCCAGCTCTTGATTTTTCATTAAATAGCTCTACATCCATTGTCTGCTTCTTTGCTATTGCAAGACTTCTTCCTATAGCTCCATTAGGTGAATCTGCTCTTGTTATTCTAGTAAGGTCAGATAAATCCTGACTCATATTATATATATGTAACATTTTCATTGCAGCAGCTATATTATAAGATAGTGTCTGTGGTGTATATTTATACTTAGGTAAAGTATCATTAATAATAGTTGTTAAAAGTCCTCTATTAGTTATTTTAATATCTTTAAAAGTAACTTTTGGATTATCCCTAACACCATTGTATGCATCAATACTTGCCTTTATATACTTCTCTAAATTTGAAAGGTCTCCATCAATATCTATTACTTTCTTCACTATAGGGCTATTAAATAACAGAGATATTTCCCTTATACTCATTCCACTTCTAAGCATAAAACAGGTTATGCTTGCTGTATTTTTATTCTGCATAAGTTTAGCAAGCACAGGATTCTTTACACCATCAACAGAAGCTGCTGAAAATTCTGCATTATTATCAGAAATCTTTATTCTCTTATCATTAATAATAGTGTATATATCATGTAGACTTTGTATTTTTCTACCATTAATCTCAAATACATACTTATTATCTATAGCTAAATCAGTTCCTTGATATTTTGCCTGTCCTGTTGTATTATTAGCATATATACCTATAAGAGCCTTACTTACCATATTCTGCTTATGATTATAAATGAAGGTCTGAGGAGTAAGAGGAGACTTCTTCTGTTTATGTTTCTTAATAAAATCCTTAAGTCTTTTATTTGCTCCCTCTTTAATAAGTTCTTTTATAATTTTATCATAAGAGTCCTTATTTAATTCATTACTATTTATACCTAGTGAACTTAGGAATGATTCAAGTAAATCTTTATCTGTTATAATATCAGCTATTCTCGACTCTAATTCTATGTTATCAAAATTTCCAGGTCTCATTATTTCCTCAGCACCTGTTTTACTCTGAAGTATAGCAGTAGCTAAATCTATTATTCTATTATTTCTTTGCTGTCTACTATTATTTAATGCTGGCTTATTATTGTCATATTGAACTTTCTTATAAGTTTCAGAAGTAATATAATTCTTTTTATTCTTTTTAAACCAGTCACTAAATTCTTTCTTGACACCATCAAGGCTATTTCTCTTAAGGCCTTGTTCTTTCATCTTCTTAAGATAGAGATTGAAGAAATTATTAAATGTTTCCTCATTTTCAATATCAAGAATTTCTCCTTTATGACTTTCTTTAGTACTTTCTACATTCTCATTAAATTCACGTACTAAGTTTGAGTCCTCTTTACCTGTATCAGGATTAGCTTTATAGAAATCATGCCATGCCTTCTTAATATCATAGCTTTTCTCAAGTTGAAATTCAGGTATCATTAAGAATAGTTTATCAACATCAAAGTCCCATCCTGCTATAGTAGTCATATCTGAAGGAAGCATTATTGAAGAGCCATTCTCCTGAGGTAAGAAGCCCTTAATAAGCAGAGGAATCATAGAGTACTTAGACTCTGTAGGTATTCTATAACCTATTAATTTGAGCATTGCTGGGTCAGCATTTCTAAGTTTTTCTATGTCTATCTCTTTACCTATTACTTCATCAGTATCATTGCCTCTGCTGTCTTTCTTATACACATCTTTTAGGAAAGGTTCATAGAACTTCTTACTGAATGCAGGTAAATAGCATTGAGCATATTGTACTCTACCATCTTTATCCTGTAGTAAATGAAGCTCTTTAGTATATCCTACATCAGATACAAGTACACAAGTACCACCTTTAATACTCTGCTTAGTTACAGCATTCTTAAACATAGAGTTTATAATCTCCTGTATCTTTATAGTAGTACTAAGACTATGTAAAGGCATATTAAATACTTTCTCCTTATTACCATCCTTATCAGTAACTGTAACTATCTGAAGAGCATCAAGTATATCTTTACCATATTTATCATTACCTTTTACTATACTGAGCATTCTATCCTGTAAGTCTTCAATGCTATTTATTTCACCTGTAAGTTTCTCTGCATCATCAAGTAAATTAGATACTATACATGACTGATAAGCCTCTAATATAGCCTTGCCTTTAAGCTTTTCCCCACTTGGTAATTCTACCTCTGTTTCATCTGTAATATTTGAAAGAATGATATTCCTGAACTGAGAACCAAATACAGCTTTAGCATCTAAAAGATGTTCAGGATTAGCCTGTGCTACCATATAATCATCATAAGGAAGTTCATGTACTACAGAAGTATTATAGGTCTTTTTATTATCCCCATCTACTTTAAGTACATCAGTTTCATAATGCTTATTAGTAGTAACTTCTTCTTTAAGAGTAGAATATACTTCATTAAAGTCAGGAGTAAAATAGTCTATTATATTATTATAATCCTTCTGTTCTATATTACCATCATTAAGCTCCTTGTCAAAGTATGCCTTAATATCATCAAATGATTTAATGCTATCTGGTAGAGTATATTTATGACCATCTTTAGTGCTAAATTCTTTCTTTTCAATAGCATTACCTGCTTTTTCACCACTATAATTAAGGTCTATGATACCCTGACCTCCTACTTTAACAGCAGATTCATATTGCACTACATCAATATCATACTCCTTCATAAAGGTACTTACAGCTCTCATTAAGTCTGACTTACCTGCAAGACTATTAAACATCTGATAGGTAGCTAACAGTAAGAACTCAGAGTTTTTATTCTGATGCCCTACTTTTATCTTACCTCCTAACCCATCATCTGTACTCACCTGAGTGTACATGAATGGCTTTATAGTCTGCCAGATAGTATTAAAGTCTGCCATAGTCCATGTATTATTCTCAAGTCTGTCAAAGGTTTCCTGCATTTCATCTTTCCACATTCCCTGCATATCAAGAATAGCTCTATAAGAAGCTAAACTCCTGAATGCCTGTGCATCAGTAGCATTGATATTCTGGAACTTATTAAGGATATTATCCCTGTCCATGCTTGTAATTCTACCTTCTTTTACTGCTGTATCAAGAAAAGATTTCTTCTGTGCATAAGTTGCAGAGGTCATTATAAGGTCTTTCAGATATATTGTCTTTTCAGTCTTTCTGCCATATCTTGAATTAGTATTGAGCTTAGTACCTGCTGCATATACTTCTTTGAATCTCTTTTGGAAGTCAATACCTGCATCATCCTTATAGAATGCAAGGTCAGTAACTGTCATTTCTATTATCTGAGAAGTAGCAAAAGTCTGATTCCAAAAGTATTCTTCCATGGCATTAAGTACATCCTCTTCTTTATTAGAACCAATAACACCTCCAATTTCACCAATATCTAAAGTATCAAACTCTTCCTGCTTAATATAATCAGTAAATCTATCATTAAGTACTTTCTCTATTTGATTTCCTATGAATGCTTTAAGACCATCTATATCATTTGTTCTCTTAAACTCAGTACAGATTTCTAAGAAGGACTTGTTATCTATTATAATATCATTCAATTCTGGGAAAAAGCAGAACTTATTTCCTGCCTTATCAAAATTCTGCATAGGAGAAGCTCCCTTTTCTGCTCTCCTTTGTACTAATCCCATTCTCTTTAACTCCTGCATGACTACCTCTGTAAACATAGGCTTAAGAGTTTCCTTATAAGCACTTCCTGTAAACTTCGGCATTCTTACAAAGGTACTCATCTTGCTATCTGCATATATAGGAAAACTATACCAAGCATAGTCAAAGTGTCTGTTACTATTATGAGGTATTGCAAAGTACTCTTTAAGAAAGGCTTTCTTAATTTGCTTACCTGTCCAATTCTCATATAGAGTATCATCAATATTATCCATGTCTTTAGAAGCAAACATTCTTCTTACTTCATCACTTCTATCATTGTCTGTAAGTAATTCTAGCCACTTATTATGCCATACTCCACCACCATTATCATCTTTAGTATAGAACCAATCAAATGCCCTGAACTCTTTTTCTATATAAGCATTCCTTCTTTCATTATCTTCATAGCCTAATGAGAGCTGCTTAATCATAGTTCCTTCATAGTTAGGTACTGCATAAGACTGATAGTTATTACCATTCTGTCTAAAGGACATAGTATTATCAAGAGGAGATACTTCACCTATTAACTTTGCTATATCATTATAGGCATTTTGTTTTTTCATGTTAAGAGTATTCTGCATAAGACCATTTAAGTCTATATTTCCTTTTTCTGCTATATCAAGAATACTACCTAAATCATTACATACATCTCTAAGTCCATTTAATGATAATGCCTTTAAGGAGTCTACTGAAATATCAAATCCTACAGAAGCAAGTGTATAAGCTATTCCATCATATACTTCATTAGACAATAAAATATTTTGCTTCTTTGCTTTAGCTACTTCTTTTGCAAGTAAGGTAAGATTATCATTTACTTTCTTTGCATTGGTACTATTTACAGTAAAGTTAGAGCCATAAATAGGAGTTTTTGTGAAGTAAGTGCTAAGAGTATATGCTGTACTTACTCCTTTAAGCATACTCTTTACAGGTAATTCCATATTAAGGGGAAAAGTCTTATTATCCCTTTGCATCCATCTTGGTACAAAGTCTTTCCTCATATCATTATAAAATATACTTATAAGTCTTGGGTCATGAAGTAATCTAACTTCTACTTGCCCCATCCAAGGATACTTTTTTACAAGCTTGTCTAATGCAGGAAGAGTATATTCATAAGTACCATCCTCTTTTTTAGTCTTTGTAGAGAAATCATCAGGATTTATAAGCATTGGAGCTAACTCAGACAACATTACTGCATGAGCATAATCCTCTCTTAGATATTTAGGCTCTTGTAAGTCATCAGTCTGTGTTACTTCTCTACCATCAGAATCAATTTTCACCTCCATTATATTACTCAAAACTTGCCTTGTTTCTGCTCTTTGAGTATCATAGGAATCCTGAAATCTTATATTCTCTGACCATCCCTCACTGCCATTAACTCTTTTACCATTTTCATCATCCCCATTTTCAGCTTCTTCAGTATCTGTTAAATCCTGTGAGTCTTTAGTTTCTCCGGATAAGGTATCTCTACCTTTTTTATTATCTATTCTTTTTGTAATTACTTTAAACTTTTCTGCATGTTCTACTAATGGCATAGATTCTTCTACAAGAGCATCAAAATTATTAAGAATCTTTATATAACCTTCTTTTACATGCCTCCAATCTTTACCATAAGCATCTTCCAAGTCTTCATCTGAGTAATTTACTATCTCTTTATAGTCCTCTCTCATCATATTAAAGATGTCTTCAGGCTTAAGAGTAGTAGTTAGTAACTGCCTTCTTCCCTGCTCACTATCTCTAAGAGCTTTAATCTCATTATTTATATCCTCAGATTTCTTTGCATAATCAGGGTCATTCACATCAAGTGCATTAAGTCTGTCCTGTGCTTCTCTAATTTGCTTTCTTAATGCTATATTAATTTTACCGCTGAAGTCTCTTGCAAGTTTGAGCTTTCTATTATATATCTCTATAGGAGACATATCCCTACCTAACTTAGCTCTTGGTGTATCTTTATCAGGACTTACATAAGCACTTGCTTCTTTAGGAGTCTTTATATCTGGCAGAGAAGATTGTTCTTCTAATTTACTACTATTTTGATTATTTATATTTAGTGGACTATCCTTACTATTAATTAACCAATCCAATGCTGTTGCATGTGAGGGTTCATTTAATTCTGTGTAGTATAGAATCTTTTTACCTTTTAAGTTTCCAGATTGTATCTGCTCTCTAATCCATTTATAATGACTGTCATTAGAATATAATACTGCTTCAATATACTTTGTTACTGCCTCTTTTGTATTGTTTACCAAGGTTAGTAGTTTATTGTTTCTTTTAATCTTACTATCAGGAGTAAAAGTATTGCCAAAATTTGCTGAAGTATCTCCTTTAAGACGTGTTGCTACAATTTCCCCATTTGATGTAAGGGGTGAAGTTAAATTTTTTAAAGAACCCCAAGATACTAATTCTATATTCTCTGATTTAGTTTTACTTCCTAACTGAGAATATATATTACTACTTTGTTCTTTTATTGCAGAAGTGCTTCTTTCTTTAAACTTCTTATTAGCTAATTCTAAAATATCTCTTTTATCACCATTATTAGTCCACACTCCTAGTGTTTGACCACTAACTATAGTTTCTGAATATGTATATCCCTCAGCTTCTAGATTTTTTGCAAGTCTTTTTTCTCCTTCATTATAATCTGAAGAATCTGTATAAGCTTTATTATCAGTAATTAAAGTAGCCCCAGCTGCAATAGCTTTTAATGCCTCCTTAATGGTTTTATCCTGCTGTTCTTTTCTAGTAATAGCATCTCCTCTTTTTCCTACAATAGATATAAATATTACATCATTACTACTATAGTGTCCTGTATTAGCATACTCTCCTGCTTGTTTTCTATAAGACTCAGTAGAAGAATTAGCAATACCTTCTCCAAATCCTATAAATTGAGTAGCAATACTTGATTTGATAGAAGCTTTTTTATCTACACTTTGTATAGGAGTTATATTAAAATAGCCTTGTATATCGAAGAATTTAGTATGTGATTGCTTATTAGCACTTAATGCTTTTATATACTGAGAAGCTCTGTAAGCAGCTATATCAGATATAGTTGATGCTACTTCTTTACCATTATTTTGTAATATATTACTAGTTGCTTCCTCTCTAAATATCTCATAATATTTTATAAAGGCTCCTTTTTTAGAAATTTCATTTAAACTATCCTTAAAAAACTGTGTCTGATATTCCTTTGGTAATACTTTATTCAGGTAGAAATCAAGACTCTCTACCTTATTTAAGGTCATAGAAGACATATCATTATCAGCATAACTGATTAATGAATGATTTGCTTCTATCATTTTATTACTATCTTCAGATACCACTGTTTTATTAGACTCTTCTATATTATAATTATCAGGCAACTTATGAAAGTCATCAGATGCTATATATTCATCTCTAAGTTCTTTCTCAGTTACTTTATTATCAGTCCTGTTTCCCTTTATATGCTTATCTATTATCTTCCCATAGAGCATATTAGCTGTCTCCTTAGGAATACCAATACTTTGAGCATACTCTTTAAGAGTACTATCTGGTATAATTGTGCAAGATTGTCCCATTTTTAAATAATTTATAATTTGATGCAAAGATAAATAATTTTATTATTATATACAATTAAGATAGAAAAAAATAAGGAGAGTATAAGTAATTTACTTATCCTCTCCTCTCAATGTAATTACAACTATTATAAAGTAGTAACTATTATAGTTACTCCTCTATTAATTTCATTTGTATAAATTTTTCTTTAAGTTTATGTGCTAATTCTTGAGCTTGGGGGTGTGCATTACTACTATCTCTAAGTTCAAAGAAATGTTTCCAATCACTAATAAATCCACACATATTAAGTTCAGTTTTAGTACATAAAGGTAATATTTGAGCAGCTGCTTGTGCAGACCCTAATTTACCTACAGTAAGATTACCATATTCAGATTCAATAGCTTTTAATTCCTCTATAAAGAACCTATCAGATAATGTATCCTTGCCTGTATCATACCACCATGGTTTAATAAAGGTAATCATGCTTCCAAATTTATCTTTACTATAATTACAGTATCTTGTGCTTTCTTGAGCAAAACTGAATACTCTGTGTCTTACAAACTCATTAGCTATTTGCCTGTTAGTAGTAAACTTAACATGCACTCTTTTATAATGATACTTAGTAGGCTCACACATATACTTTAAATCATCTTCCCAATGGTTTTCTATTAAAACACGATAGTTTGTAGTAATATAACAATATCTCATAGGGATAGTATTATTTGGATTACTAAAAGACAATATATCTTTAGTTTTAGAGTATTTATTATGTACATAATCCATATAAGTATGGTCTTGTATCTGATTCATTATTCCTGATATAGGAAATTTAAGATATACAGTACCAAACTCAAGCATGGCTAAATGTCCGCTATTAATCATTCTTTGAGTAAAATCTTTAGCACTATCTTTAGTAATCTTATTCTCACTTTTATAACAAGTTCTACCTGCTATCTCTATATTCTTATATATACCTTCAAAACCTTCTTCCTGAGGTATAATTTCAAGACTCTGATTTATCAGTTTCATATTTATTTTTTAAAGAATTTTGTTTATTAGCCCAATTAGCACCTCTAATAAAGGCTTTTACTTTTTCATTAATACAGACAGTTATTCTATCAAGATTACACTTATTAAAGAATGGGCAGTTTTTACAGCTACTAAGACCTGCATACTTTCTTGCTACTTTTTTAATTCTCTTCATGGGACAGAGTATTAATTCTTTGGTGAAAGTGTTGTACCCAATAAATATTCATTACCTTTAAAAGGAATACACTCTTGCCATATACTACCAACACACTGATATTCAGTATCTTTCATGTGTGAAAAAACATCAGCTCTCCACTCAGTATAACCCATTCTAGTATCTCTTACTAATACTTTATCAAATGGTTGCAATGCTACTGCTGGTTGTATTTCATGAAATACTTTTTTAATAAGTTTAGCAAAGGAAAACTCCTGTGGAAGCATGTTAATAACTAAATTTTCATTAATAAAATATATACTACAGTAAGCAAGCCCACTAAATCCATTTTTATTTAGTCCTCCAAGATTAGTTAATGCTTTAATAACTCCCTTTGGATTAGTAACTGAGCCATTAAGCCATACATTTAATTTATCATCTCTCATTTTTTATTATTTAATTAATTTAGCACATACTTCTTATTCTGTGCCATTTGTTATTTTGTCTAAAGTTCCTGCATTTTGCATGACTGGTCAAGTCTGTTATAATTACATCTTTCAAAGTAATTCTTCACTCCTTTGAGGAGTTTTTGAGATAGCTGTCTGGAACTATGTATATAATCCCAAACAGCCTGTTCTTTGTAAGTTTTACTCATACTTTTTCTATATTAAAACCCACATGAGTATAATTACGCTGTAATTCAGAAACCTTACCTTTAATAGCTGTTTCTAAATCATCTGCGTTAGTGACATTGTATAAATGCCACTCTTCTCTTGTTTCTCCACCCATAAAGGAGGAAAACCAATATGTGTAAGTTACTTTCCACATACTATTTTTTTAGTTTTCTGCGAATGTATCTTTAGTTTTTTAGATAGTTTTCAAGTCTTTTAGCTACATCCTGAGGGGTATGCCCATCCCACTTCCAAGCTTTCTCAACTTCTTTGCATTTAAATAAATCCCAATCTTTTAATTCATAATGATTGGATATTTGTCCAGTTGGCAGTTTTGCCATTACTATAAACCATCCGCCTCCAAAACATTCTTCACCTGTGTTATGTCTTTTAGATTTAATTACACTACCATACTTGGCGTACTCATTAAAGAAAGCGGCATTATACAATTTCCTGTATTCATACAATTCCTTGAAAGTATGAAATCCATCGGAAATAGAATCAACAGTTTTTTCTGTTTGAATCTTAACTATTCCATTGGAAAGAATTGAATATAAAGCTACACCTTTAGTAGTAGTCTCATTAATCAAATCTGCAACCTCTTTTAAAGAATGCACTACAAATGCGCCATTAGACTCAACAAGCTTTTCTACCGCGAACATGGACCTCTTTAAAGACTCATTAAAAGTTGCAGGAAGTTCTGGAGTTATAGAATCATCACTTTGTAAAACACAAAGAATTGTTTGCTTGGGTATCCTTACTGAATCATTTACAGCCTCAGCTATTGAAAAAGTTCCTTGAATAAGAGGAGTGATTACATATAAATGAATATCACAAAGAATCTTCTCATTTTCTTCATTCTTTTTAGATTCCTCCGTCCAATTTTCTACAACTGGATTGAAATAATCAACATTTAACATTGTTATTAGACGTTCACGCCATAATGAATTATTACAAGTTCCTCCTAAAAATACTTTACTCATATATTTTTTATTTATTTATTTATTTTTCTATTCGTTTATTATTTCCCAGTCTTCTGCAAATACATCTGAATTTCTTTGACATCAGTAGATGTAACGTCAGCAGTTCTATTTGTGAACATTTGCTTTAAAGTTTTTAATGAATAAATCAATATCGCCTAAAAAATCATCAAATGAAATGCTTATATAGTAAAGGTCATTTGTATAGTAATCAGAATAGCAGATGTGCAGATTCTCGTGTTTTGGGTCAGTGTCAAAGTCTTCATAATAAGGTCTATTACACTCTAAGACATCCTTCAGCTCATGAATGATATATACACATCTGTTACTAATGAACTCATAATTATTGAAGAATAGCTTCAATTCTTCTTTTATCATGACTTTAATTTTTAAGTTTACTAATTTCTTCTTTAGTGTACCAGCATTCCAACTCTAATTTCTTAAAGCTGAATGTCATATCTATGTAAGAATACTTATTTAAGAACCAAGCATAAGCATCACTTCTACTTTTAAAGAACTTATAAGGATAATGCTTATCAATATGTCTGCTATTATACTCACTGCATAAGTCTATAATTTTATTTCTGAGTATATACACTTTATAATTTCTATATATAAGAAAATAATTAGTGGCAACTAACAGTATAATTATAATTGCAATAGAAATATTCATAATCATTTCCCTTTAAATTTAGGTATTGGCATCCATGCAATAGCATCTCCTAACACTTCTTTAGTAGAAACCCAATCATCATCATCTGTTGTATGCCATAACCCATCTTTTCTAATTTCTGCTATATGAGGCAAACCTATAAATCCATCTCTAGAATCTTTAAACATAGTAAGAACCCAATCATAGCCATTTTTAGTAGGTAAATCATCAGGATTCTTTCTAAGGTCATGCCACTGATTTATAGGATGTGTATCTGCAAAAGATGCACCTGCAATAAAGCATTCAACAGGATTATAAGATTCTTCAAATCTTTCATCCTTACATATCTTACTAGCTGCTTGCTGTATTTCTTCTTCTCTTGTCATATTTTAATTTATTAATAATTATTCTACTATAAACCCTACTATTGCTATTGGAATAGTTATAAACCAGAGTATTCCTAATCCTAAAGCAAGGAAGAGATATATTGTCAGACAGTCTAATATGCTTTCTGATTTATCTACACATAGAATCATCATAGCTATATATGATAAAATGGCAGTAACTAAGGCTATTAATATATAAATTGTTAACATCATAGTTTTATATTTTTATAATACTAATTATAGAAGTCACAGTCTGGATAAAAGGGCTTCCCTGTCCATGGATTTTTACTATGGTCACAGTGCCATGCCTCTGTGCCATCAGGATTCCATTTACAATTAGAGCAATGCTGCTTTTGGTCAGGAATAGTTGTATCTGATGATACACATAATAAAGTGCTTTTATCAATTTTCACTATTGTAATTACTGGTTTTATATATTTTACTTTCATAATTTATTTTAGTTTAAATTACATATAATAATATTAATAAAATATTTATCAATATTATTATATGTAATTCTATTGAATATTTAAATGAAATCCATCATTAACCAAGGTTTAGTAGTACCTGCTGCTAATACTTTAGTATTATTCTTATCAGCCCATGCTTTAGGATATAAGTTATCAATCTTATTACCTTTAGCAGAACTATACTGATTGTCAATATCAGGCTCTATATCATATAAGTTAGATACTACTGTTTCCCATGAATATTTAACTCTTCCACCAACAAATTTAGTACTGCAAAATGTTGCAGTAAGATTAATAACAAAGTCTCTAAACATAGAAATCTGATCCTTTATATCCTTTGGCTCTGAATTAAATTCAAGCATTACTCTTACAGTAACATCTTTTAGCTTATCAAGATATTCTAAATCATCATAGTTTAATCTACCAAAGCACATTGTTCCATGATATAAATAAGGATGCTTTTTTACAAATCTTACTCTAAGGTCAAACAGTCTTACTCCTGCATTATACTGCTCTTTTATATTTTTAGACTGGCATTTTGCTATAAACTGAAAAGGTTTCATATACCACTTTGCAGGTTTATTAAATGACCAACTATTATGTGATGCTAATTTCATTTTTTAATATTTATTATATTGTTAATGTATTCTTTCCTTAAAGATGCTAACCTGTCTAATAGATTATCATCTTTAGGAATAGTTATTCTTATATTCAGACATGTAAGATAGGCATCATCTAAATTGTCTGTATTAATGTTGAAAATATCAACAGCAGCTTCTTTGGCTCTTTGCTCTATACTATTACTGTCTATTTTTAAAAATCTCTTTATATTAAGCATATTTTATACTACTTTTTCCATTGTGCAAAATGTTTTCTACTTCTAAGATATGTAGGCTTATTTTGATACTCATAAGCTTCTACTTCAAAGGATATTCCTCTATAAGCATCATGCTTATTTTTATATTTTATAAGTCCTATAAAGTATTCAGTAAGATAGATAATATAGAAAAAGATAAACAGCAATTCTTTCATTTGTGCTGTATGTATCTTCTCATGATTTATATCTCTTTGTAATACTTTTACATCCTTTCTGGCAAATACAATACCAAATAAATTAATACATTTAAACCCTTTAGGAGGTATAATACTATTGTATATCATAACTATTTTATTTTTATTTATTTACTCTATTACTAATTCAGCCTCTTTTAATGAGTCATTATACTCTACATGAGTAATCCAATATAATGTTTTTACTTTTTTACCCTTCTTAGATACCCTGATACATGTATCAGGAGTACATGCAGGAATACTCTTTATAGCCTCTTCTAATTCTTTTATTGTCATTGTGTATGTTTTTTAAGTTCTTTTAAGTAGTGTGCATTGTTTATTTTAACATATGCATTAGTTTCAATCTCAATTTCAAACTCTTTAAAATACTCATTATACTTAATATTCCTAACAGAGTAGTTATTAGTACTTTTTTTGTTTCTCTTTATTATTACTACTGGGGTATTACTTAAGTCTGTATGAGTTGCTCTAATAGTTTCAATTAATTCATCAGCAGTCATTTATTCAGAGTATTTATTTTATCATTAATATACCATATAGCCTTCTTTAAGTCTTCAATAGTTTTATCTTTATCAGACATTCCTTCTTCAGACTTATGCCCACATCTAAGAAGATACTTAACAGCATTGCCTAAATCAAAGTCAAGATGTCTTGTAATATCAATTACTTCTATACCGCATTTGTCTTTAAGCCAAGTATAGTGTGAAGGATGATTTACATTATCCTGATTATCTTTAGAAAACGCAAAAGAACCACTTTTTGCTATAAAATACTTCTGAAAATCTTTAATACACTTTATAGGCATTCTATTGTTATTTTCATCAATGATTATATCATCTCCTACTATATTATCTCCCTCTTCTTTAGTATAAGCCCTATAAAGATTTCCCTTATTAAAGGAAAATATAACATTATTAGAGGAAAATATAACATTATTAGAGCCTGTGCTACCAAAACTCTTAATACACTTGTATATTTTCATATTATTTTATTAGTGAATCCAATATTTTCCTACTTCAGCATCTGCTGGAATAGGTAGTTTCTTACAGAATATAGAAGAAGATTCCTCCATAAACTTCTTAAGAGTATCAGGAACATCTTTCATACTTTCAGGATATTCAATGCAAGCCTCATCATGTACTAAATCTACTAATTTAACTATATTGAACAAATTATTACTGACTATGTACTTGAAGAAGTTAGTAATAGCATACTTAAGTATAATTATACCTGTTCCTTGTGTAGGAGCATTAAGACTTAATCTACCCCATTTGCTTGCTGCTTTAAAATGAAGAGTAACTCTCTTCTTTTCCCAAGTTTCAGCAAATTCATTATAGGGCATTGTACTTTTCATAGCTCTATATCTATCCCAAAATTCTGAATTAAAACTCTGCTGCTCTATACACCAATAAGAATGGTCACACCAATACATCTTATGTCCTGTTAAAGGATTAATAAGTACATAACCGTTCTTTTTTACTTTAGCTGCTCCCATATTACCAAATTTAGTAACCCCTGGAAAACCCTTATCATAAGCATTACCTATTTTATCTGCTTCCTCTTTAGTTATTCCCAAAGAGTCCTTAATAGAGTCTGAACCTCCCCCAAACTGTTTTGCAAACTCAGGAGATTTGGCTTTCTTTCTTAAGTCAGGTCTTCTTTTCTTTACTTCATTTGTAGGAATGTCTTTAAGTTCTTCAGGAAAGCATGCTTTAGCTACAAGGGAATGAATATCACCACTACCATGTAGATATTCATTAATCATAGACTTCTCATTGTAAATATCAGCACCTAATCTGGATTCCAATGCTGAATAGTCACAACTACAAAAACTATTTCTTTTCTCACTTATAAAGCAGCTTCTTGTTCTATCATCAGCAGGTAAATTCTGTATTTGAGGATAAGCACATTTAAGCTCACAGTCTTTAGTATTTAATGGTAATCCTTTAAGTTTAGCTAAGTCTGTATTAGTCTGCTGTGAACCACATGACATTCTACCTGATGCAGCACCTAATTGATGAAAATTAGTATGTATTCTTCCTGTCTTTGGATTAATAGCATTCAAGTAAGACTGTCCATAAGTTGAACATACTTTATCTGCTTCTTTATAATTGAGATAAATACTTAAGAAGATGTCATTTATTCCTTTCTGTTTCTTAATTACTTTTTCAAGAGCAGAATCTTTCTCCTCACTTGTTTTCTTATCTATTACTTTAGTATTAAAACCAAGAGTCTTCAATATATCTACTACCTGTGAAGAGCTATTCCAATTAACTGTACACTGAGTTTCTGTATTAAAACCTTCAAATAAGTCTCCCTGTAAGTCTCTTTTAGAATATTTAGAGCTTAATTCTTTAGTCACTTTACATAAGTAAGCTTCAAATTTAGCTCCTTCAGGACTAACTATATCATTCTCAGGAACTCTATTGCAGTCCTTATATAGTTTTCTTTCTTTACTTAAATCATCCTCTTCTTTATCTGATAATGAAATATAGGAAATATAAGTATCCTTCTTTAAAGAAGCTGCTATGATAAAATTATTAAGAGCTTTTAAATAAACCATTCTTATAGATTTATCATATTTCATCTTAAGTTTCCATTTATCAATATCTATCTTAATACCACACCATTCAAGATAAGCTATAGCAGGAACAAAGTTACATTCAAGCCTTGCACCATTAATACAACTCTTCTCTTTGCATATATAAAGTTGCTTCTTCACTATTTCATATAGATACTTCACATCAGTAGCTGCATATATAATTACATCAGTATCTATACCTCTCCATATAATTTCTCCTCTTACACTCTTATCCATTTCTATATTGAGATACCTATAGGTAAGTGCCTTTAAGGAAGCTCCTGAATGATTATATATGAAATCTGCTATTTTGCGTCCCTTATCACCACTATTATACAGAAATTCTTTTTTCTGCTTTGAATTAAAGGAGTCATATAATCTTTCATTATATATAAGATAACAGTAATCTGTCATCATTTTATCAGACATTCCTAATAAGAAAGTAGGATAACCTAAGTAAAGAAGCTGCTCCACAATCATAGTATCATACACATTTAATGGTATAATATTATAATTATATAGAAATTGTAAATCAAACTTAAGATTCTGCCCTATCATGCAGTTATTTTCTATGTATTCTTTAAATATTAAGGGAGAAATAGTAGTACAGTCTACTACTATCTGTATATCTCCTTTAATATTACCAAATTGCATTAAAAGTAACTTACATAGGTGAGGGTCTCTTCCTGTAGTTTCAGTATCAAACTGAAAGATAGACCAATCTTTAAGTATAGTAAGAGCTTTATCAGGACTTATTATCTTATATTGCTCATTCTCAAAGAGTTCCTTATTTGTAGTTACAAAATATATCATTACTTTATAGTTATAATATACCCTTTTCTATTTTTATCATACTTAACAGTATCTACTATCATCATAGGACCTCCTTCAGGATCAACAAATTTATTATCTTTATTATCCTTGCCAAGCATATAACCAGTTCTTAGATAGTGCCCATCAGTCTTAAGTAAATACTTTTTTTCTTCTATTACTTCAAGAGAGTTATTAATTAATTTAATTCTTTTCATTTTATGTATGCTTTTAATTTATTAAAGTCAAGTATATATTTATATTTCTGAAAGAAAGAGTTTCCCAGTATTCCATGCAGTGTCACACCATATTCTGCTTTTACATTTCCAAATGCTTTACTTAAATCTACTACCTGAAAGAAGTCTGTAAACAGGTTATCATTATATTCAAGAGGAATATTAACATAAGTAGTATCAACATAGTTTCCCTCAAAGCCATGAACCTTTCCAGTTTCACTAGTTTTAATATGATTTATAGTACTAAGACAGCTTTCATTAATAACAGAAAAATCAGCCCCTGTATCTAATAAGAAATTAAATTTAAGTCCATTATTTTCAAAAGTTATTATAGGAAGTTTTGTTAAGTCCATAGATTCTTTAAATGATATACTAAACTTATTGTTAGAATCAATATATAACTTGGTTATTAGTGTTAATATTGAAGCTAATATAAGTGCAAATAAAATTATTTCTATTATTTTCATATCTCATTACTTTGTACCTGTAGAACCAAATCCACCTCTATTATCATTAGCTAAATTACTAACCCATACAAATTTAATTTTACTTGTAAATAACCACTTTAATTTCTGTAAAACAGTAGCTTTTTGACTTAATTGTATCCTGAATTGGCATATCCTATCATTAAAGCCTACTTTAGCATCTCTAGTAAATAGAGCAGGAAATTGCCATTCATCATCATTACCACAATAAGAAGAATCTATTATCCCTATAGAGTTAGCCATGATAATGCCATACTTTTTAAATGTACTGCTTCTTGGCGCTACTATAGCTTCATATCCTTTAGGAAGCTGCATTGCTATTCCTAAAGGTATCATACTATAGCATACTTTATCCTGTTGCTTCTTTGCTTTTACTCCGATAGAGCTTCTTAAATCTATCCACTCCCCTTTTTCTATAAAATTAAATGGAACAGCTTCTTCTCCAAGAGTTTCCAAGGATAGAGGTTTATGATTAATACTTCTTACTTTTATCTTCATTATTTTTATTATTATTATTAATAAAGCCTATAATAGAATTTACTCTTCTTACAGGCTTTACAAAATTATTAACTATTTTACTATTAGCAGTAGACATTTTTGATTTATAGACTATAAGACCAAAAATCTTAAATGTAATAACCCTAATAGCAAGGTCTTCTTGTCTTTCTTCTATATCAGTTCTTTCAAATATCATCTATTATACTCATCTTATTACTTGGCTTATTAAGGTTCTTTAAATTTACTATAGTGGATGATAACACTTTAGCACATTCTCTTGCTTCATCAAGAGTCTGAAAGTAATTTCCTATACTAAAAAGTAAATCATCAACTTTTTCTCCCTTATTCTTTGATTGTACACAATAACCATATTGATTTATATAAAAGTACTCTTCACCTACTTTAGGCTTCCAAACAAACTTACATATTTTAAGGTTATCAGAATCCCAATCAAAGCCTTTTTTATGCATATATTCAATAAAGGTATTCTTTTCTATCTGTGTAGCCTGTCTAAAGCAATCTATATCCCAACCTTTATTATCTAAATAAGTATTACTGTAGATAGAATTTACATAGTGTGCATCTATAGGTTCATCATATATAATCATATTATCATTATATATTGAATGTAGAAAGTCTCCTTTTTTAAAATGGTTTTCCTTTTTATATTCTATTATAACATTATTATCAGCTCCCCTATAATGTTTACTTACTATATATCCTTCTGGGCTATTTATTACTTGTATCATTTTTCCAAAATTTATAGGTTATGTCTTTTAATTCATCCATATCTTCAAACATATAATTATGATGTATGACTTTATACAATTTTTGATTAGTGTTTGGATTATCTAATCCTCCCTTTTCCTTTATATAAGGACCAATCTTAATATAGTCAAACCAATGTAAGTCTATGTCTTTAGATAACTTAGTTTCTCCTGAGTACCAAGCATGTTTAATAGGAAGTATATCAGAATAAAGATTAATAGAACTAAATAGATTATTTACTTCTTTAGGTTCTATATCACCTCCCATTATACATACACATGAAATCCCCTCACTTCTTCTTATCAGTCCCTTAAAAGTATCTATATCAAGTGTAGTACCTATATCTTTCCATAAATACTTACTATGACAATCTTTACAATGTATAGGACAATTACTTATGTTAATACATAAAGTAATCTCATCAGGGATTTCAGCAAATGTAACTGCTGTATCTGTATATTTAAGCATTTATATTAATTCATTAAAATGTTTATCTACTAAATCACTATAGTAACCACTATGAATTTCCTGACTATCTTTTATCTCTATTGTTTCTCCAATAGATTTATTTTCATAAGCCTTTTTAAACCATATAGATTTTACTATGTTCTTATAGATTTTTCTAAAGCTTTTCTTACTCATTCATCTCCTATTTTTAAAGAATTTACTAATTTATCAAATTTAGCATTTTGAATAGAGTCACATTTCCTGCAATCAGGATTATGAAGTACAGTACTGTTTAGCTCTATATAGCTATGTCCATTATAATTAAACTCTTTATGAGAAAAAGGAAGAAATAGTACAGAGACTAAGTAAAGTAATACAATAATTATAGCTGCTGTTATAAAAATTACTTTAATAACTTTCATATTATTCTATTTTATGATTATAAACTCTTTTCTTCTGTTCTATCTGTCTTCCTTTAGACCAATTATCCACACAAGTAAGGTATCCTATTATTCTTGTCCAGTATTTAATATGCTTGCTATGACATATAGGGCATTCTTTTATAGGAGCATTAACTGTATGTCCACAGTCAGCACATTCACTCATTGGTATATTAAAAGTAAAATAATTAGTTCCTTCTTTAACTGCCACATCTATAAGTTTAAGATACTGCTCTTTACTTAAGTGACTGTCCAAATTTATATGACAAGCCTGTCCTCCATCAGTAGATTCATTTATATCTCTGCCATGAAGTTTAAGTTTATCAAGTACTGAAGTATTATCCCAAGGATTAAAGAAATAACAATTATATAAGTTTTGGTCTTCAGGAACATAATATCCATCTTTTTTATCCCAATCATATAATTTAATTGCTACATTTTCTCCTGGAATAGCCTCTGTATTAAATAAGAAAGGTCTCTTTTTGTCATGAATAGAATGTATCTTATTCTGCTCTTTAATAGTACCTAATACTAATTGTAAGAACTCCTTATAGTCCTTATTATTATCAGTTTTAAGTCCTAAGAATTTAGCAGCCTCATAATATCCTATTACTCCTATAGTAGAATACAGCTTCTTCATATAAAGATAACCTGCATTTGAAGAACAGAACATACCTTTATCTTCCTTATCATATAACATGGTCTTATAGGCTATATGATACTTATATACTCTTTCAAGTATATTTATAAGATAGGCTTTCAAATCATCATATTCCTCTATAGTAAAATCAATGGCAATCTTTTTACCATCTTCTCTTGTATGCCATCTTCTATACCAATCTTGTATTATCCTATTAAGATTAAGAGTAATAACATTACAACTTCCTGTCATAATACCTGTCATACCTGTAGTAGAGCTGAAGGTGTTCTTGTTTACCTTATTCAAAACTCTACAACATGATGCTAAACTTGTAGGGTCATTACTTGTATAACAAAAGAAAGAACCTCCTTTAGCCCATTCTTCAGCGCAAAGTTCTTTATATTCTTTATCTATAATATCTTTACCATCATTGACTAAAGCCATAGTAGTTACAGGAAAAGTAAGAGGTTTAATTAATCTTAATTCTCTATGAAGCTCCATGAATATTCTTTGTAGTTTATCTATGGCTGCCCATTCAGGCTTAGTACCATCAGGATAACTAAATCCTTCAAACATAGCATTAAAGTAATTATGATCATAAAAACTTACATTTGTAAATGGTGAGTTATAGCTTCTATTACCTGCTGGTTGATTTACACCATAAATAAACTGCTTAAGACCTTTTCTTATCTCTGAAAGAATAGTTTTATGCTTTAAACAATGTTCATTACTTACAGATACATCTACCTTATTATACCATTGAGAACCATATTCTTTTATAATATAATAATTAAGAACTATAAGTAAGTCTCCAAAAGCACAGTTATGTGTTATAAATCCACCACAATTATACCAATGAGAGGCAGTTTCTATTTCATAAACATAATCGTCATCATTATCAAAACTGCTTATGTTTGTTATAACATCAAGATTATAAGATGAATATTTAAAATGATTTTTAGTAGTAGACTCTATATACTCAGGATTTTTATGTCCACATTTAGCATAGCCACTATAATAATAAATATCCTTAACAATCCTATTTGTTTTTAATTTTTTCTGGAAGTTTGGAGTATATTTAAGCACTTGTGATGAAATATTGAGTGTATATAGCTTGGCTTTATTATCATGTGCTTCAGTTTCTTTATAAAAGTATTTTATATGAATGACATCAAGTATATATTGTATTTCTTCAATTATATGCTTATTAACCAATGATATGCTTATAGAATGATGGTCACTTCCATCAGAGCTTAGTATTCCATCCAACACTCCTATAAGAAAATCATTACTTCTATCTAATGTTATAAGGTGTTTATTAAAGGTATTATCTCCTTCTATTCCTGAATGAATACAGTTATATGGATATTCCCCACTCTTCTCTAACTGATAGCATCCATGTCCTTTACATCTATTAAGAGTAAAACCATAAAGTTCCTTTGTGTATGAATTAAATATTGTTTCATAATATTCTTGACCATATGTAATACTTAACTGTACAGCATTCTTTTGAGTAATACATCCATCACCAAGAATCATACCTTTTATCCATCCCTCTTTATAATCAGCAGAGTTAAAATCTATACAAAAATTATTATTTACAAAAACAGTATCATATAATTTAAGATTTTCAGCTGTTACTTCTATGATTTTATTACCTCTAAATACCTTAAACTTATGGTCTTTTGATGTTTCTGCTATAAAACCCTTATTAGATTCAATTCTATATATTTTGTCTTTATACTTCCTTCTGAATACTTTGTTTATAGGAACATTCTTTCCTTCTTCAAAGACCTCATATGAATTGACATTTGCATACTCCCAAACACTTCCTTCTTTATCCTTAAAAGAATTTTCTGTACTCAGGTTTTTTTCTACAAAATCTTTAGCTGAAGTCCATTTATTATTAATCAGCAACTTTTGATTTTTGTATAGACATGCACCTTTTGACTGGGATGTAAGTAAGAAGGCTAAATTAGTAACCTGACCACAGAAAGATGGTATATCATTAGGAGGAGTAGGAGTAATATTATCAACATTTCCAACACCTTCAGTCATAAGAGGATACAAAGTATAAGCTCCACAATAGTATTTTAAAACAGGAGTGCTAGCCTCATCTTGAACATATATAATATGTTTTTCCAAATCACTTTTATATTGTCCAGCAAGATTCTCTTTTGGAAATAGCTTATCTAGGGGGAACTTCATTCTATGCCTCTGTATATTCCTATTAGTAGTCTTATATACTTCCCCTTCAAGATTAGCAACATTCTTAGAACTTACATTTGAGTTAGCATCAGTTTCTGAAGCTGAAGCTGCATTAGTATTATCTTTACTGTAAGATTCCATGTAGTTTATTCTACTCTCTATAAATCTTGTCTGCTTATGCTCTTCTCTGTAAAGAATATATGCTTTAGCCACCTTAGGATATTCAGCCATGAGAAAGTCTTCAACTATATTCTGTACTTCCTCTATATCTATTATATCCTCATAGGTATCTATATCTTTAGTTCCTAGTCTTCTACAAAGATATTTTGTAAACTTCTGCTTATAATTGAAATCTATTACCTGTATATGACAGGCTATAAAGGCTTTTGTTAAAGCATTGGTAATCTTTGTAAGATTAAAAGTTTCTTTTTTACCATCTCTCTTTACTACAATCATTCTTATCTTATATTTAGAGTTTATTTAACCAAGTTCTTAAATTATTTCCTTCTTTAGCTGTTATTCCTATAGGAACTTTTGGATTATACTTAAGATAATAAGACAACTCTCCTGCTATTTCTTCAGGGTCTCTCATTATTATCTGATTATTAGAGCCAAAAGTAAGAGTTCCTTCAGCTTCTGAAAAATCACAGTCCCATACTAATGGAACAAGTGTCTTTCTACTTATTACAATATCCTTATAAGGTAATATTTTAAAGTCTTTAAAGTAATCATCCAAGCTAATAACCTTACTGAGTATTCTTGTATAGAGTCTATTCTGAATAGAGTAATTCCATTCAATAAAAGACTTGTAGAAATCCCATTCAGGCTTTGATGATGTCTTTAAATCTATAGGCTGTATAGTCTTTTTATCATAGTCAACTATCAGTTCATCAAACATACATCTATAATTTATACCATGCAAGGCAGCTTTGAACTTAAGCTGATAATACCTACTTATATTATCAAAAGGATTATCATCTGCAAAATAATATTTAGTATTAGGACTTGTTTTAAGAGCTTCCACACACTTTATTACATCATTATAGGTATCTGTATCAAGTATAGTCTTGTCTCCTGCAAGATAAAGAAGATTATAATAAGCCTCTCCTTTTTCCTTTATTACTTTAGCCCTTGTCTCAGGTTTCCAGTTATTCTGATAGTTAAACTGAGATGCAAACCCTATTACTTCTTCATTAGGT